AACCTTGGTGTTGACGAACAACACGCCGTCGGCTGCCTGTGTCGTCAAACCCTCGGCCCGCTTGTGGAGCTTGAGATCATAACGCTTGTAGGGCTGGGATCCGGGCTCCTCGTGATCTTTCGCCAATGCGAGGGCCAGCCAGATGATCGTCATCCGCCGCTCACGACGCAAGAAGTCGCAGATCTCGATCAGCTGCTGCCAATGTGTATCGGCAATGATGTAGCCCTTGCCATACCCCGGCGTCTCGATGCTGGCCCACTGGTTGGCCACGCACACGTCGCGCCAGATCATCGGCTCGAGGGCGTCGAGGCTGTCTAGAACCAGCGTCTTAAACTGGTTCTTGTCGCTGTTCAGGGCCTCCAGCGCCTGCAGCAACTGATCCCACGACGTGATTTCACCAAAGCCCGTGGTTTCAATGCCTACCGGGGGGCGCTCAGGCGCGATCTGAATGTAGACCGGGTCCGGTGCCTCCAGCGCCAGAGAGGTCTTGCCCATGCCCGCAGTGCCATAGACCAGCAGCATGGGTTCCAGCGTATTGCTGGACCTTTTGAGGCTCTCCAATGAGATTGCCATTACTCGTTCTCCAGATCTTTTTGGATGTCATAGACGGCATCGGTCAGCGCATCGCACAGGTGAGCGATGAGCGCGGCGCGATCAAATTTTGCATGCGTGACGATGTGTGGGAATTTGTTGCGAAAGGACCGTTCGATCAGGTCCGCAAACTCGGGCAGAGCGGCAGTCGCCCAATTGTCGATGTCTTCGCTCTGGGTACGCTCGCCGTATCCAAGGTACGCGTCAAAAGCGTAGCTGGGCGCAGTGTCAGGCAGATTGTGCATTTCAGAAGCTCGTTCGTTAGTTCGTTGGGTAGGTAGGCTGTGCCCGCATCTCGGGCTGACCACATCGATTTAGGAGGCCATTCAGAACCAGTCAACATTATTTTTTCAGAAAATGTAAAAAAGAAGGTGGACGTCGGGCTAGGCTCCGAGCCATGATGCGAGGGCACTTTTTTTACATGAGGAGATCATGAACGAACTTTACAAATGGTTTCAGGTTGAGCGCGGTAGGCGCTCCATGCTTGCCGCCCTGCTGGGTCTGAGCCCCAGCACCATCTCTCACTGGCAGAAACGGGGCGTGGTGCCTTTTTGGCGCGCGGTTGCGATATCGGAAATTACCGGGATTCCGCGCTGGCAACTTAGGCCGGACATTTACGAGGATCCGGACCGTGGAGCGTAACAGGGGGCAGACAGAGTGGCTGCCAGAGCAGGTCGATGAACTAAAAAAGCTGTGGCACGAGGGCAAAAGCGCCACGGTCGTAGCTCAGGAGATGAGTAGAATGTTTGGGCTGAAAATTACCCGAAATGCCATTATTGGCAAAATTCACCGGCTGGTCCACGCTGGCGTCATGCTCGCCCGTGGGAATAGTCGGCCACAGGAGGCCAAGGATCGTACGAGCCGCCCGCGTCGTCCCAAGGTGCAGGCTCAGGTCACCGCCCCTGCTCCGGTGGCGAGGCAGACGGCCCCGGTAAAGGTCGCTCCGACAGTGCCCATCAAGGGAAACGTCATTGCCTTTCAGATGAAAGAGAAAAAGACCGGGCCGGGTCTGCTGGAAGACGTGAGCGGGTGCCTCTATTCCGTTGGTGTCAACGCGAAAAACCAGCACGTGTTTTGCAATGCTGAAAAGCAGGACGGGTCCGCCTACTGCCCTGATCATCACGCAATGTGCTACCTCCCGACGGCTCCGGTTAAAATTCGGAAAGCATAAGAAATGGCGGGCGTTCTAGTCGGGCGCCGGTCGAAAGACCCCACGATCTGCGGCGTGTGCGCTCGAGAGGCGATCACGCTATGCATTTCTGGCCGCTCAAAAAAACTGCAGCCCATGTGGATGTGTGGGCTTTGCTCAATCAAACTAGCAATGAAGGTGGCCCACAATATGAGCCCGATCCGTCTGGAAGAGAATGAAGCTAAGGCCCTCGACGAAGCAATTCGCGAGCACATGCAGGACATTGTGGCTGCGGTCATGGCTACGCTGTGGGAAAACGACATCAGGGATCTCGACGCCATTACGGCGGAGCGTTTCGCGCCCATGGTAGAGAAGATTTACGAAGGCGGCGACTTCAAGAACGCATTGGTTAACACGCTGATCAGCTACAGCAACAAAATGCGTCTCAACCTGACGGTCGAAAAGCCCGATGACGTTCCTTTTTGATTATGCGCTCTGGAGAGATCGTCATGTTAGCAGCGACAGAGCCTCGCTCGCCTTTCGACGCAGCTTGGCAGCAGCTGGCAGCTAACGGCTACTCAGTTCTGCCAGTCGCACCAAACAGCAAGGCTCCGTCCGAGTACCGGGCGGGGCATTGGTATCCCATGAAAAAGTGGGAACAGTTTCGAAACGATCCGGCAAAGCCGTTCGTCGCCAAAATGTGGGCGGCTTGGCCGGACTGCAACATTGGCATTCTCACCGGCACCAAGGCCACGGCCACGCACATGGTTGCGGCGGTGGATTACGATACCGATGACCCTGACGTCCTAGCGGACCTTGAGAGCGCCCTACCAGCCTCTCCCGTCAAGAAGAAGGGCCGTCGCGGCTACACTGCCTTCTACCTTGTGCCGCTTCGCACCAAGGGGTTCCGCACGGCCATTGTCGAGCTTCTGACAGACACTCGACAGACAGTGATCCCGCCCAGCGTCCACCCCGACACTGGCCAGCCATACACGTGGATGGGTCCGAGCACCCTGCTCACCACCCCCGCACACAGTTTGCCGGTTCTCACTGATGACGACATCGAGCGCTTCATCGAGCAGGTCGAGGTGCTGACCAAAAAGCCGGTATCTCCTCCCCCTCATCAGGCGCAGCTGATCCAGCTTCCCGACGACGAGCAGAAATTCTGGCGTGTGCTCAACAACACGGCTTACGCCAATCTTGATCGCTGGGTGCCGGATCTGAACCTGCATACGTGCTCGCGCACGTCGACCGGCAGCTACAAGGCTGTGGCGCATTGGCGGGCATCGAGCACGGGCCGGTCGTTGTCGGAGAGAAGCGCCAACCTCTCGATCATGCCGGGGCAGGGCGCTCGAGATTTTGGGACCGGCGACAGCTACACGGCCATCGATCTGACCATGAAGGCCCTCGATCTGCCGCTCGATGACGCCGTGAAATTTTTGACGTCGCGGCTTGGCATGGGGGTTGAGAGGTTTGACGTGCCCGCCCTGCAGTTCGAGCAGTCAGCCTATCCGGAAATTCCGGTGAGTTCCGAGGAGGTCGCATTCGACCCCGTAACCGGCGAGGTGCTCGAGGAGGCTGTGAGCGCGGCCCCCATCGCTCTAGATCTGAATTCGTTCGACGAGATCCCTGCCCACTTGCTCCACCCAAGCGGGCTGCTGGGCGAGATCATGGACTGGATCGTTGGCGGCTCACGTCGCCCCTCCCGCGCGCTGGCACTTGGCCCGGCCATCGGCGTGGTAGGCACGCTCGTGGGCAATGGCGTGGTCGGTCCGACTGATAGCGCGACCCACACCTACATCATCGGCTTGGCGCCGTCGGGGGCGGGCAAGGACTACCCGCTGCAGTGCATCAAGAGGCTTATGGGCGCGGCAAATCTGAAGCACTTGCTTGGTCCGTCCGAATTCATCAGCATGCCGTCCGTGGTCAATTTTCTCCAGCGTCAGCCGCTGTCGATCTGCGCGATGGACGAAATCGGGGCGTGGCTCAAGCGCCTGAGCAACAAGAATGCTTCGGGCTATGAGGCATCGATCAGCAAGATCCTCCGCACCATCTGGGGCATCAGCTTTGAGAGCTACCTCACTCCGGAGTGGGCTCAGCGGGCCAGCACGGAGGTTCAGAACCCAGCGCTCAGCCTATATGGGGTGAGCACCATCGAGGAATTTTATGAGGGTCTGGAAGGCGGAGACATCCGCAACGGCTTCCTGAACCGCTTCCTCATTTTTTCGACCAGCAAAACAGCGGACGATCAAGACCCACAGCACGGGAGAGACGTTCCCGATGATCTGGCTTTGAAGCTGGCAACGCTCAGGAATATGGCCATGCAGCTGAGCCCGTCTGATTTGACGTCGCCTATCGGGGCGCCTCGATCAGCCAAGAAACTGGTCTGGAACGGGGGGAGGGGCCCTTGGAACGACCTATCAGCAGAGGTCAAGAAGATCCGTGAGGATAACAGCCGAGACCCCTTTTTCGCCCGTACCGGGGAGATGGCGGTGCGTCTGGCGACCATCTGCGCGATGGGGTGCGGTCGGCTCGAGGTCCACAAGGAGGACATGCAGTGGGGGCGCGAATTAGCCATGTGGTCGGCACAGAACATGGAGAACGCCGCCGCTGGATACATGGCCGAAAACGAGAACCAAAAAACGTATAACCGGGTCATCCGGATGATCGAGACGGCGCCAAACAAGAGCCTGCACCGCCGGATACTGCTGCAGAAATTGCGCGGTGCGGTGAAAGCTCGAGATCTGGAGGAGCTTCTAAAGAGCGCCATCGACAGCGGCGTGATTGAGGAAACCAAGAAGATCCCCGCTCAGGGCGGAAAGCCGTCCGTAGTGTACCGGGTGATGTAAAATAATTTGACAAGGATGATGGGTCGATCTATAAGGGGGTCATGGCGGTGCCGCTGTGGCCCCCTTAACGTCTGGAGAGACACCATGGCAAATCATTCCATCAACGTCTGGAACTACATCGACCGCGTCTGGGTGCGTGCGCCGCTCCCCCTCGATTGGTCTTTTGGCAAGTGCATTATCTACTGCGAGCACAAGCGCATTGAGGGAATTGAGTGCTACGTCGATGGCGATCTGATCGGCGAGCTTGCGGCTAAGACCGGGGCCTCCCGAGCAGCCGCCGAAATCGAGTTCGAACGTCCGGAGTGGGCCGCGTAAGCGGCCCTCGCCTTTTGGAAGGAGAGAGAAACATGTTTGGGTTCAAGAAGAAAAACAGTGTCGTGGCCTACAAGGGATACGTGATCCGAGAGGGGTATTTTCCTTCTACCGATAGGGTTTGGTTCTGGCAGCATGACGACGCTGAGGCTGAACACGACCAGCGCCGGGGGTGGTCCTACAGCCTGATCGACGCCAAGGCCGATATCGATGACCAGATCGCAGAGGGTGTAAAATAATTAGACCGAGGCATTGACCTGTAAAATAATTTAACATACAAAGGGTGCATCGAAGCAGGGAGACGACAAATGACCAAGACCTTCAACATCCGCATCGAAGCCGACCGCGCAGCCCTTGAAGCTTCTGGCTACTTTTGGGCGCTGACTGAGCGGCACGGCTGGGACATCTACCTCGTTGTCAGCAAGCACCGCACGTACGAAGCCGCAGAGAAGGCAGCCAAGGGCCGAGAGTTCAGGATCCGCGACGTGCGAGACACCACGTCAACCCGGGCGGCCTGACACCTATCGATCACCTGCAACCACCTACCACTAGGGAGAACTACCATGTCCAAGCTGAAAACCATCTCCATCCCCTGCAAGGGCGAAACTCGCGAGATGACCGGCACCGTTGCGATCCTGCCCATCGGCGAGCGCAAAGTGCGCTTCCTGATCGAGCGCAAAGAAGACGGCTCGCTGGGATCGCTGACGCACTACGCCTCTGGTTTCGCTTTTACGCGCAGCCTGAACCACTACGCTGTGTCGTTCCTTGTCCAGCACGGCACCTATGCCCGCCGACCCTCTCCGCGCGAGCTCGCCGAGGCAGCGATTGCCGATGCTGTGTTCTCTATCGGCATCGACAAGGTTCTGGCGACAATCGACGCCGCGCCGATTCTCAACCGCTAACCCGCAGGAGATCCCCCATGAATATCACCACGACATGGCACAATTCCAACCCCGACACCGTATGGAACCGCCTCGCCGCGAAGCTTGGTCGGCCCCCCACGGACGCTGAGGTCACCGCCGAGGTGCGGCGCATCCTAGCCGAAGGGCGCGCACAGGTGGGCCGCAAGTGATCACTACGCACAAGATCCTAAAGGCCATCGGGTGCCCGATCCTTAACCTCTATAAGGGCAAGGGCTACTGGTATTTCATCTATGACGACCTCGACCTGAACGTACACGCGAGCAGCTCGATCTATGTCATGAACTTGAACGACGCGAGCCTCGAACTCTGGATCGAAGAGGGAAAGGCGCTTATCGAATACGCATCTCGTGTAAAATGACTTTACATCATGGAAGCGATCCTATAGGGTCACTTCATCGGCGGAACGGTTCCGCCCAACCTCTGGAGACCAACTATGAACATCGCAACTGCCGGTTACATCATCCACGACAACAACCACGTCATCCACGGCGCGGGGGCATCGGTTGACGAGGCATGGCACTACGTTAAGGCCGACCTCGACCGCCCGCTCGACGCTGAGGGGAACCCCGTAGACGACGAAACGTGGTTCGAGTTCTTCTACGTCCGCCCCGTTTCGTATGAGTTGCTCGACGCTATCTATGAGCGCGGCGGCGACCTGCTCTGGGACAATGACGGCTATGTCGCCAACATTTACCGGGGCGAAGATCCCGACAGCATCTGACCCTCAATTCTGGAGACCAACTATGAACACCGCAAACTCTATCGAACAACTGAAGCGCGAGGCTCTGGCCGGTCTGGACCGCCTAGACGCCACGCTGGCGAACATGCCGCCTCTTCCGAAGATTGTCACCACCCACGATTACCCGCCCATTCCTATCCGCACTCGCGACTGGTGCGCCTACTTCGACGGCGAAGAGGAGGCAGGCAACTACGGCTACGGCGCTACCCGTGAGGAAGCCATCGCTGATTTCGTGGCGACCTGCGTCGAGGACGACAGAGTGTCCCCGGCTGAAGCGCTCCGGTTGATCGACGCCGCCTGTGCGGCTGTTTGAAGGGAGGACGATATGAAGAGCAAGACAACCGATTTTATTAGCCGTTCGTTCAGACAAGACTTCCCGCAGTTTGTGGATCGCGCGACTGCGCTGGGTGTCCGCATCTCGCTGTCGCCCGGCAAACGCAACGGCGCGCCACGGGCCTACTGGCTTGACGGGTATCGGCAACTAACCGGTTACATTCTCAAGAAGGGCAACCTGCCTTTCACGCACGACGATGCGGTCGCGAATATCGACAAGGCGCTGACCGAGATCGAGCAAGGCCGCGCCGAAGTCATGAGCATGAATCTCAGCGAAAGATTCGCCGCCGTCATGGCCGAAATGAGAAAGATAACGCCTCAGTACCGAATGATCGGCGAGGTGCATTTGCCATCCGGTGACAAAGGACACTGCTTTTTCGTGCAGCCATTCACCGGCGACGTAAATCTGCGCGGTGTTGGCACGGTTGCGAAAGCAAAGGCCGAATTCAGATCGGGCGAGCACTACGCCGATCAGTTTGCGCGGTTCTGCGACCTGCTTGAAGCGGATTACCAGTTTCGAGCTAGTGGCCCTGTAGAGGGGAAGACGATATGAAGCTCTGGCACTCAGGCGACCTGAGCGACCTCGCCATCTACCTCATCGGCATGGCCTGCGTTGGCGCGGTCCTGCTGGCTATAGCGATAGGTGCAGTATGACCACACCCCCGCCATACCGCACCCCATGCTCAAGCCCGTTCGACGCGGTCCAAACCGTATTCGCCAAAGCCGAGCGGCTGGGAATGTCCGTGGAGGACGTTTCCACGCGGTCAGGCTATAGCGCGGACACGGTGCACAACATGCGCCGCCCACGGACAAGCCGCGCGAACGGGAGCGGCCTAAACCCATCACTGCGGATGGTAATCGACATGGCTGAGGTCGTCGGGCTGAAGATTGTCGCGGTTCCGATTGAGGAGAAAAAATGAACCACCCCAACCCCGGCAGCGATGAGGCCGTCGCGCGCGGCTGCAGGTGCCCAGTCATCGATAACGGGCGCGGTCGCGGCTACATGGGGCAACCCGATATTTTTGTGTTGTCCGCCGACTGTCCGCTGCATTGGCCGCCAAAAGAAAAAGAACCGAAGACTAAAACCATCGACCGAAAAGGAAAAAAGACATGAACACCAAGAAGCCGACCACCACAATCAGCAAGACGACTACCGGCGTCACCGAGTTCGTCGAACACTCGACCGACGTGCAACTCGCCCCCATGCCCTCGAGCGTCCGCCCCTACATCCTCGAGAGTTCCGAGTTCGACGCCTTCCTCTACTCCAAGCGGTCCGCCGCCATGCGCGAGATCGAGGATGTCGACGCCGAGATCTCACGCCTCCAGACCGAGATCGACGCCCGCCTCGACCGCCGACAAGACTTGATGGCAATCGTCATCCGCGTCGAAACAGCGCTCAATACGACGCCCACTCGCCCGGCGCCGCAGTTGACCGAGCGGGGGCAGGGGAATTGAGCGCCGAGAGCAAGCCGTTAGTCATGCCCGATCTCTACGCCTCCCCTCAGCCTGAAGCCTATGGGGTGAGGGCGGAAATCGAAGCGTTGCTTGACGCCTACGATGCCGAGACGACTGCACTGCCCTTGGGCCACGAAATGCCGACGCGCGGGTCGTCCACCTACAATTGGCGCCGGGCGATTGTTGAAGACCTTCGCAAGCTAGCCGCCCTATCCCACACCGAACAGGGGGAGCCCACCCCATGACCCAATCCAGTACCGATAGCTCACTGGTGGAGAGACTTCGAAAGGGGACTGCCTACTTTTGGCCAGACACCAGCATCACCGACTTTTCGTCACTCATGTCCGAAGCCGCCTCGCGCATCTCCACCCTTGAGCGTGAACTGGAGGAGGCGAGGGCGGAACCACCCGTGACTGATATCAAGGAGCTTGCGGCTCGGATGCAGCAGACGCTTGACCACGCGCAGGCCACAGGCCCAAACCCGACTTCGCAGCGGGCGCTTGAGTATCGCCTAGCTCAAGCTATCAATGCCCTCGCCTCCACTCCCTCCCCCGCACCAGCGGAAAGCGGGGCGGTGGCGTGGTACTGGTGGCACAATCCGCTTGATCAGGCGCCGAGTTGGTGGTGGGGCGAGAAACGCCCAGATCACGCCCCCGCACGCGCAAAGCCCCTCTACGACCACCCAGCCCCATCTGCTTCTATGGGGAGGGTGACGGTCAAGGCGTTGGAGTGGGAGGCTTACGGGGGCAGGTGGCGCGCTTCCTCGCCCGGCATCACGGTTCTGAAGTACATCGTCAACCCTGACAAGGCGGGGGGCTTCTATGTGTCGGTCAACGGTCAACCCCTAACCAGCAAGTACGCCACGACTGATGCCGCGAAGGCAGCAGCCCAATCCCATTTTGCCGCCGCTATTTTTGCCGCCCTTGACTCCCCTCCCATCAAAGCGGGGGAGGCTGTGCCAGCCCGCTCCGCCGACCGGGAGGGCGGGGAATGAACGGTCGTCGAGAAGGCAAACCTCTCAAGCCCAACACCACCTACGATCCGCTGCTCCGGCAGATCTTCACCGAGCAGGAGCGGCTCAACGTTTCGTCGAGGCTGCTGGCCAACATATCGGGGGTTCCGGCGAGCACCATCGAGGATCTACGACACCCCTCGCTCGACAAGGGCAAGCGCGTGCCTCTGCACCAAGTCCGCCGACTTGCTGAAGCACTGGATTTCGAATTTCCCGACCGCATGCGAAAGCGTTGACCAATGACAGCCCTCGACCGCTTTCGCCCCCATCAGGCCCATCAAGGATCCATTGAGATGAACGACATGCCCACCAAGAGCGCCATGGATGTGGTCGACCTGCTTGTGAGGGCGTGGCCATCCGCCCCCAACCGCACGGTCACCGTCGAGGAGGCTGAGTTGCTCAACGTTACGCTGGTCAGCCTGCTAGACACGATCCGTACGGCGGGGGTCGAGATGCCCTCGGTCAGCGTCAAGGTCGGGTCTAATTGGGTGCATTTTGGCTGACCGGTTCTTTGAGATAAACAAGGACGGCGCCCCGCACATCGCCTGCTCTGCGTGTAGTGCCGTGGAGCAGGCCGGGAGAGCCTCTAGGCATGGCAAGAACCTGCCGCCTGAAGCCATCACCAAGTTCCTCCGCAACAAGGGCTGGACCGTCGGCAGCACGCCCCGCAAGGATCTCTGCCCGGCCTGTGCCGCAACCACCCGCAAGACCGCAATGAAGGAGACGTCCGTGCCTCATGACACCAAGGTTGTCGAGATCAAGCCGAAGCTCAACGGCATCAGCGAACTGCCGCCCCGCGAAATGACCCGCGAGGATCGGCGCATCGTCTTTGCCAAGATCGAGGAAGTGTACCTCGATGAGACCACCGGCTACATCAAGGACTGGAACGACGAACGCGTGGCCAAGGATCTCAACTGCCCTCGAAAGTGGGTCGAGACCATCCGCGATGAGAATTTTGGACCGGCGCACGCCGCCCTCAACCCGCAGGTGCTGGTCCTGCTCGATGAGATCGACGGCGCCGTAATTATGGTCAACAAAATCGCCACGGACACAGCGGAATTCAACAAAAAAGTTAACGACATGGTAACCGAAGCAGCCACCCTCAACACGCGTGCCAGCACTATCCTTACGCAGGTCCAGACCCTGCGGGCCGAGTTGAAGAAGATCACGGGGCGCTAAAATGATGGCTGAACGCAACGCAATCTGGGCTCTCCTCGCCGCTCTGGGTACGGTTTTGCTCGCCTACTTACTCGTTAGTCTCTAGGCTAAACCTCGAAACTTCTAGAAAAGAAAAACATGACATCTAACATACGCGTCGTTGAGTACACAGAACCCGGCATGGCTCCCTGCTCTCTTGTTATGAGGCCGATCCCCGCGCTCCGCCTCTCGCGCAAGCTGTGGCAGCTGAAGATCCCCTGCAGCGTCTCTGACATGGACGGGATGCAGCTGGCCACGGCAAAGGAGATCGACGCTCTGATGCGGAAAATCCAATCCCGATACGGCGACAAGGCGAAGGCGCAGGACGAATGAGCAAGTCTCCCAAGACAACCATGAGCGCAGACGACTTCAGGGCGTGGGCGCTGGCTATGGTCGAAAAGGGCATCGTGCAGAGGGAGGCAGACCTCCCCGCCCTGCTTGGGATCACCCGGCAGGGGTTCTGGCTGATGAAGAAGCGTGGCGCCGACTGCAGGACGGATCTCGCCTGCGGGGCCCTCATCATGAAGCGAAAACCATGGTCCAAAACAGCGTCTACGGGCACGGGTTCGACGTCGACCTGAGAGCTTTTTGATGGCCCGAAAACGAGCTATTCGACCTAAAAATCAGGGGCCATTTGGCCCCTTTTTTACGTTTTTCGGGCACTGACCTCGGGATCGATGTTAGCAGAGGGTCGGAGGGGCAAAAGTGCCAATGTTAGTGCTAACATCGATCAAAGTTTACGGGGGGTCTGCTAACACCGCTGGAAGGCCTAAACCCTTGTAAAATAAGGTATATATATATGATGATATATCATTGTTATCAATGTTTACTCTATCTCTATGTCTTCAAATAAAAGGGTTTTAATAGGGGCCTTAGAAGAGAGGGGCTAACATCGCTAACATTGCTAACATCGATCTCGCCAAAAAGGGGGTGGTGCAGGGCACGGCGAGAGGGGGGTGCATTGGGTGACCCGGCGCGCTATATTCGGGGCAACAAAGGAGGCCGATTATGACCCCACGGAAGAAGCCGGAAGATCGCCTGCCGCTCGGTCGACCGTCGGACTACAGGCCCGAGTTTTGCGAGACGGCCATTGCAATGGGCCAGAATGGCGCGTCAAAGGTCGACATCGCCGATGCGCTCGACACCACTGTAAAAACTATTTACAATTGGATGGCGCAGTATCCAGATTTTCTACGCGCTATGGAACGTGCCGAGCAGAAAGCTGAGGTCTGGTGGGCAGAGCAGGGCAAGAAAGCTTTGTGGACGCCGGGCTTCAATTCGTCGGTTTGGTCCCGCTCGATGGCTGCCCGTTTTCCGAGGTCGTGGCGCGAGAACAAAAACGTGGAACTCAGCGGCAAGGATGGCGCGCCTATCGAGATGGACGTCACCACGACGCTGAACATCGACCAGCTGTCGACGCGTGCGCTGGAGGCCCTCGAGGAGGCGCTGGAGATCATCGCTGCGGGCGATGAGATCGACGAGGTGGAGGAAGACGACGATGATGAGGGGGGTAGCCTGCAGTGAGGCCGACGTACGAAACTGAGCAGGATAGGGCCCGCGAGGCGCGGGTGGGTCAGTACCTGTCGGACCAGTGGGCGTGTCAGGTCTTCAAGCTGAAGCCGTACTACGGGGTGGACTACGCGGTCTTCACCGAGGGCAGGATGCGGGGCGTGATGGAGATCAAGTGCCGCACCTACACCAGCCAGCAGCTGGATGGCATGGGCGGGCTAATCCTGAGCGCTCACAAGTGGGCGAACGCGGCGCAGTGGCATAGCGTCCACAAGATGGCGTTTGTGCTGGCGCTCGATTTGCCCGATGGGTTGTTCACGCTGACCGTTACGCCGGACGACGCTTGGCCCGTGTATCCTCTGATTTTGGGAGGACGCACTGATCGAGGGGATGAGCACGACGTTGAGCCATGCTGCCTGATTCCGATGTCAGGGTTCGTCCTGCAGGCCTAGCAGGCTGGTGTTGTACGCCGCGAGGCCGAGCTTGATCAGGCGCCGCACGGCGTCGGTGCGCTTGAGCCCCACCTGAGCAGCGTACTGGTCGATGGCATCGCCCAATCCGGGGCGCACCATGACGTTGACCTGCACGCCGATACCGATTGCGGGGCGGCCCGGGCGGCCTCGTTTTTTTCTCGAATTATTCGCTTGCGTTGTCATGAGCTATCCTCTAGAACAAACCCATAGGCGCAATCAAGTGCCCCAACGCGAATAGGATGCCATCATGACCAACCAGTTCCACAACCACTCGCTCGCCCAGCTTGCCGACCTCTACGGCGACATCGACGTGCAGATCAAGGCGCTGACCGAGGCCAAGGCTGCCGTGCGTGCCGAGTTCGAGGCCCGCAACGCCGACGCTGACCGCATCGACGGCGAGACCTTCTACGTGAATTTCGCCCTGCGCGAGACCAAGACGCTCGACAAGAAGGCCGTTGAGGCCGAGCTTGGCGCCGACTGGATCGCTGCTAACAGCAAGTCTACCGCGTCGGTCGTGCTGACCGTCAACGTCATCAAGGCGGCCCTCGCAAAGCGGGCCTAACCTGCGAGCGCCCGGTGTTGGAGAGCCCGGGCGCTTTTCCATTAGGTCGGACCCTCCCTCTCGACCTAATGCGCGTCCGGTGACCACGTTCTGCGTACACCGGACGCGCTCCCAGTATTTCGTGCTCCCCGCCTGCTGGGGGTCATGGTGTCGGCGTGCGTTGGACCATCCTGCGTGTGCCGGTTTGCAGCAGGGCTGTTAGACGGTGAGTGAGCCATAACCCCGTCAGCCGGTGGGCGCGTCTCCTGCGCGCCGCGACCGGCACTTCACCCCATAACGGAGATCATCATGACCGACAGCACAATGGTGGAGCGCGTAGCGAAGGCGATTGGCGATGAATGCTATGGCTGGGTTGACGCGAGAGAAACGCCGAAAACATGGGCCATCTCGGTGGACGCCGCCCGCGCCGCTATCGAAGCCATCGCCGTCCCACCAACACCCCATATCAGGAGAACGGAAAGCATGATCACCGACGACTACGTCGACAAGCTGTACGCTGAGATTTACAAAAAGGACGTTGAGATCGCCCGCCTCAATGCCGAGGTTTCTCGGCTGATCGGGCTTCTGGAGATGAGCGGGAGGCTGATGAAGCTGATGGAGACGCGGGGTCGGTTTGACGCTAAGACGGAACCGAAAACAATGGAGAGTTCTCATGCCTGATGTAGCGGATTACATCGAGCGCGTTCACGATCAGATCGATATGATGCGGATTACCGCCAAGCTGATGCAGTCGGCGGAGGAGGGCGAAAGGTTCGAGTTGGGGTCTCACGGCCCGGTCCTGCTCGTCACCTTCGCGGGCATGATGAACAGCATGGCCAACAGCATTCAGGAAAACCTGAAGGATCTCGATCTCGCCATCTCGATCTTTGGGCATCACAAAACGTGAAGCTGGTTCGCCACCCGGCCATCGCCAAGCTCACAGGAAGCTCTGCCCCGATTGACGTCGAGGCGGAGCTTGATCGTATCCGCAAGCGCAAGTGCGAACTGTCCCTGTCCGCGTTCGTGAAGCAGTCGTGGTCGATCATCGAGCCCGGGCAGGCATACGTCCACGGGTGGCACATCGACTTCATCTGCTCGCATCTGGAGGCCATCACAAACGGGCACATGCTCGAGGATGGGACGCCGTATAACCGGCTTCTGGTTAACGTTCCGCCCGGGACTATGAAATCGTTGCTCATTGGCGTGTTCTGGCCTGCGTGGGAGTGGGGGCCCCGAAACATGCCTCACCTGCGCTATGTGTGCGCCTCACACTCTCAGGAGCTGGCCGTGCGTGACGGGCTCCGCATGCGGAGGCTGGTCCAGTCCGAGTGGTACCAAAAGCACTGGGGCGACCGGGTGAAGTTGACCGGCGACCAGAACCAGAAGACCAAGTTCGAGAACATGGCCACGGGGTTCCGTCAGGCTGCAGCCGCCGGGTCGATCACGGGATCTCGAGGTGACCGTGTGATCATCGACGACCCGCTGTCAGTGGATGACGCCGCGTCGGAGGCGGTGCGTACCAGCACCAACACGTGGTTTCTGGAGGCCGTGCCGACCCGCCTGAACAACCCCAAGTCGTCGGCCATTGTCGTGGTGATGCAGCGCCTGCACGAGGAGGACGTGTCGGGCGTGATCCTCGAGAAGGATCTGGGATACGATCACATCATGCTGCCCATGCGGTACGACCCGAGCCGCTCCATGCCGACTGTGCTGGGTTACGCCGACCCCCGGGAAATGGATGGGGAGCTTCTGTTTCCGCAGCGGTTCCCCGTCGAGGTGGTCGACCGCGACGAAAAGGCGATGGGCCCATATGCGACCGCCGGGCAGTTCCAGCAGACGCCAGAGCCTCGAGGCGGCGGCATCATCAAGCGGGAGTGGTGGCAGCTGTGGGATCACGACGTGTACCCCGCCATGGACTATGTCGTGGCCAGCCTCGACACCGCCTACACCGAGAAGACCGAGAACGACATGTCGGCCCTGACCGTGTGGGGGATATTCTCGTCCGACACGGTGGCCACGCCAACCAAGGTGGTGTCCCGCAACGGCACGCTGTACGAGATGGCGATCAATGAGGGGCGCTCCTACGCGGAGCAGCACGCGAAGCTGGTCATGATCTCCGCATGGGCTGACAGGCTCCCCCTGCACGAATTGGTCAACAAGGTTGCCCTAACGTGCAAGCGTATGCGTGTGGATCTGCTGCTGGTCGAGGGCAAGGCGTCGGGTATTTCGGTGGCTCAGGAGCTTCGGCGCCTTTACGGGGGCGAAGATTTCGGGGTGCAGCTGATCAACCCCGGGGCTCAGGACAAGATGGCCCGCCTGTATTCGGTTCAGCACCTGTTCGCGGAGGGGATGATCTACGCCCCCGACAGGGCGTGGGCCGATCAGGTGATCACACAGTGCGCGCAGTTCCCCCGCGCCAAGCACGACGACCTCGTCGATACCGTATCTCAGGCGCTGCGCCACATGCGGACCAACGGCCTGCTGACCAGATCCGCTGAGCATTTGCAGCAGATCGAGGAAAGCTCCCGCGCGAAGCCCGCAATCAAACCCCTTTACGATGTTTGACGGTTTGGATATGAAATGGGGGTTGTTTGATCTCCTCCTTTGAAGCACTAGGCGCGCCCTAACCGGTGCGCCTTTTTTCTTTCGGCACCACGTGCTACCGTTGTCCAAATTTCAGTCGGGAATGCAAACATGGCCTTGACCCCCGGTCTCTCCCCCTCTCTTCGCCTCGTGGACCCTGAGAAGGACGAAGCCACCACCCATGTTGGAGACGCCGAAATCGTCGTTGAAGACGCCGACGAAGGGTCTGACACGCCAGACTACGACGAAAAGGGCAACATCCTGAGCATCGAGCACCCCGACGGCTCGATCACGGTGTCGTTGGACGGTCGACCGGTCGAGGATGCGGCCAATGACGACAATCCCGAGGGCTGGTTCGACAATCTGGTCGACAAAATCGACGACATGGAGCTTAGCCGCATTTCTGAGGATCTGCTGCGTGGCGTTGATGAGGACGTCACCAGCCGCACGTCGTGGATCCAAGAGCGCGCCAGCGGGCTGAAGCTGCTTGGCCTGCAGATCGAGCTTCCGACTACGCAGGGAACCACTGATGGCGCCCCTGTGGAGGGGATGAGCCGTGTGCGGCACCCCATGCTGCTGGAAGCCGTGCTGCGCTTTCAGGCCAATGCCCGGTCCGAGTTGCTGCCGACCGACGGCCCGGTGAAGATTCGCGAGGACAACAACAACGCCGACCTCAATTCCGATCAGCTTGCCAGCGCGCTCGAGCTAGACCTGAACCATTACCTGACGTCGACGGCAACGGAGTACTACCCGGACACCGACCGCATGCTGTTCATGCTTGGCTTCGGCGGGTCCGCGTTCAAGAAGATTTACTTCTGCCCGCTGCGCGGTCGACCGGTGTCCGAAAGCGTGGACGCCGATGACCTGATCGTCAACAACTCGGCCACTGACCTCGGCAACGCCAAGCGCATCACCCATCGGATCATGATGCGGGCGAGCACCGTACGCCGGATGCAGATCCTCGGCGTGTACAAGGACGAAGACCTGTCGACGCCCAACGAGCAGAAACAGGACAGCGTCCGCGATCAGAAGAAGGCCATTCAGGGCATCATGCCCAACTCAATCCGCCCGGATGACCGAGATCGCGAGATCTACGAGATCTACTGCGAGTTGGATATCCGTGGGTTTGAGCACAAGCGTAAGGGAAAGGTTACGGGTCTCGAGATCCCGTATATTGTCACCGTCGACGTGTCGTCCCGCAAGGTGCTGTCCGTCGTCCGGAACTACGACGAAGAAACCAAGGAATTGCCCAAGGCCCGGCAGAACTTCGTGGCCTACCAGTTTGTGCCCGGTCTGGGGTTCTACGGCATCGGGCTGCTGCACATCCTCGGCAATACCACCAACGCCGTCACCGCCGCGTGGCGTGAGATGCTGGACGCTGGCATGTTCGCCAGCTTCCCCGGCTTCCTGATGGCCGACACGGGCGCTCGCCAGAACACCAACATCTTTAGAGTTCCGCCCGGCGGTGGTGCGCTGGTGAAGACGGGCGGCATGCCCATTAACCAAGCCATCATGCCCCTGCCGTACAAGGAGCCGTCTCAGGCGCTGATGGCTCTGGTCGAGAACATGGCCCAGACGGGCATGCGGATCGGCGGCACATCCGAGATGCAGGTTGGCGAGGGTCGCGCCGACGCTCCGGTCGGCACCACGCTGGCCATGATCGAGCAGTCCACCAAGGTGCTGAACTCGGTCCACAAGCGCATGCACGCGGCTCAGGCGCAGGAGTTCACCCTGCTGGCGCGGTGCTTCAAGGAGCACCCGGAAAGCTTCTGGCAGACCAACAATCGCCCGGCATACCCGTGGGACGAACAGACGTTCCTGATGGCGCTGGAATACGTCGATGGGCTGATGGTGCCGCAGGCGGATCCCAATACCTCCAGCCACGCTCAGCGCGTGATGAAGATCATGGCGCTGAAGCAGCTTCAGGCGGCGAACCCGACTATGTATGACCCCATCGCGGTCGACAGGGCAGCGCTGCAGGCGATTGGCTGGAACAATCCTGAGCAGTTCATGGCTCCGCCCTCGGCTCAGGGCAAGCCTCCGCCGGAAATGCAGCAGGCAATTGCCAAGGCTCAGGTCGAGAAGCAGGACGCTGACACCAAGGCGTTCGCGGCCAAGTCCAAGGCTCAGACGGACATGATCCGGGCTCAGGCTGAGATGGCCAAGGCCCAGCAGCAGCCCGCGCAGGGCGCCGGTCTGGCGCCGCAGGATCCGTTCAAGGAAAAGCAGCTTGCCCTGAAGGAGCAGCAGATGCAGTTCCAGCAGGCCCGTGCTGCGGCTGACGATCAGAACCGTGATTTGGACAGGCAGGCTGACGTAACCATGGAGAAGATGCGGCTCGAGGGGGATGCAATCAAGGCGTCGTCCGAGCACGCCCACAAGCGTGGACTGGCAGGCGACAAGATCTTGGCCGAGCACATCCGCCATGCCCACGAGCTGTCTGCCCGCACCTCTGGCGAAGGCACCGAGATATGAAGAAGATCACCCGCAGGGCCCTCCTGACTGCAAAGGCATATCGCCCCGGGAAGGCAAGCGGGGGGTATGCTGACGGCGGCACGCCCGGAAACCTCCCTGCCCGCGTCGTCAACTTCAAGAATTTCTACTCCCGTGGCGCTGAAGCCGCCCGGCAATTGAGCCAGAAGAAGGGCTCCCCGCAGCAGATGCGCGCCATGCTGGTGAAGGCTGGCGTCAAGCCCGAGGAATTCACCCAGTCAGGCTTCGACGAGGCGTTTTCGGGCAAGCCCAGCGTGACCTCAGAGGAGCTATTCCAGCACTTCTATAAAAAGATGCCCAACATCGGTGTGGATAAGTTGTTGAGCGAAGACCACTCCAGCTACGACCCCACCGATCCAGACGCCGAGGAGACGGCTCAGTTCGAGGATTACACCCTCCCCGGGCATACCAATTACCGCGAGCATCGGTTGAAGCTGCCTGAGACTAACAACAATTTCGAAGAGAACAATCACTGGCCCGGGCACAAGAATGTGGTGGCCCATATCCGCATGGCCGACCGCATCGAGCCTCCCTCCCATAAGGCGGGTGATCGAATAGTCGAGAAGATGCTGTCCGATCCAAACCTCACCCAGTCGCTGGGGACGGAGCCCGCCAACTGGGGCAGTGGCGCCCCTGACCTAGCGGTAAGTCGGGGGACCATCACCAAAGAGGAAGCGCAGAACCTGTCCCGCGCTTGGGGTTGGCGCAACAATGCGATGAAGGGCTACAAGCCCCCGCGCGCCCTGCACGTCGAGGAGATCCAGTCTGACTGGGGGCAGGCAGGGCGCAAGCACGGGTTTCAGGATCCAAGCGTTGATGGTCCGTCTGACCGCAACAAGCCGCCGCAGGGTCCCTTTGTCAATTCAACGCAGGGCTGGACCAGCCTCGTGCTCAAGCATGCGCTAACCGAGGCGGTAAACGGCGGCTACAACAAGCTGGTGTTCTCTCCCGGGCAGGCGAACGCCGACATGTACGGCTTCGATGAGGAGCGGGGGAGCGGCATGAAGTCGTTCTACGATCAAATAATCCCGGCCCAGATGAACAAGCTGGTCAAGAGCCTCGACCCCGACCACCCCGGGGTGCAGATGTTCTCGCATGACCTGCCAGCCGATTACACCCACACCCGCGCTGCAGGCTATAAGGGCCACGCCCTCGAGATCACCGACGGCTTGCGGGACGCCGTCAAACAGGGACTGCCGATGTACAAGGATGGGGGTGAGGTGGAGGGGAAAGAAGGTGGAGATTCGCCAGCCCAAAATGCGGCTGACCATATCGCACTTTTGCTCCGCGAAGACCGCGCCAAGGAAGTCACTGATGACCTGATGGGTCAGGCTGACCCGAAGCGTCTCCATGAGCATTATGAGAGCGGCAACACCGGCATGCAGATGCCGATGGACGAAGATAGCCGCATGGATAGGGCGAAAGCTCTTGGTTTTGACGTAAAAGCATATCGAGGGCAAACCGGAGACCCGGGGGCGTCCTTGAATACTGTTAGGACAGAAGGAAAAACTGCTGGAACGGGGGCTTGGGCAACGTCTGACCCAGATATAGCTGCGACATATTCCGGCAGGGAAAACCCCGTCTCAATCCCCATGATGATTAAATCGGGTGAATATCAAGCCCATGATTTTGGTGGGAGATTTTGGGGGGATAGTCCGGAAGGAAAGACCACGGATGAGTTGGCCCGTGCTTCAAGCGCTCCGGGGGTCCAATTCAAAAACATCACTGATGTTGGACCGTATCTTTGGAACCGCGCAAATGTTCAAAAACGAATTCCTGAGACGGCTGACAGTTTTGCCATAAAAGACCCAAAAACAGTCAGGTCGAGGTTTGCCCGGTTTGATCCGCGCTTGGCGCATTTGTCACATCTGAGCGCGGCAACTGGTGGCACGATATCTGAAAAGGCTAACGGCGGGGGCGTTAACCGGCATCTGGTAAATTCCACTAATCCCGTGGTACACAAAGCCATGGCTTTGGCCCGCAACCTCACGAGGCGGTAATGGACGACAAGATTTCCCGGGCAATTAACGCGGCCAAGAAGCTTGGTGTCTCGATGAGCTATGCGCGGGGGGGTACGCCTCCGCAGCAGGACATGCATACCATGGCCCGGGCATTGGAGCAGGTGCGCGGCACCAACATCGGGCGTCAGGTCGGCATGTACCAGAACCAGCCCGCTGGTGAGGCTTTGCAGAGCCTGTACGGGGATCTCATGAGCCTTGCCCGGCAAGGGGCGCCGGGGCGCAGGTGGTACGAAAAGTCGAGCAAGCGCATCCTCGACTATTTTCATGGCGACAAGAACGAGGCCGACAAGTTCGCCCAGCTTATCGCCATCTACAGCCCGCAGACGACCGTGCCGGTGAACACCGGCAACGCTATGAAGGCTTACAACCGCGCGCAAGCTGGTGAGCAGCTTTGGAACGGCGACATCATTGATCGTGACAGGACGTTTGGCAGCATCAAAGAGGCGAACGAATACTCGCGCAGCATTGGTGGTGAAGGCGCTGGCATCACCAAAGTGCCGCTCGATGATAGCGGAAAGCGGTTCTTGATCGCTCGGCACAAGCCCGGCAGCTATGAAAACATTGCCACGGCTGACCGCGATCTCAAAGCTCACCTGCTGATGAACGAAAATGTTCCGTTTGAAGGTCGCAAGACCAACAATTTCTGGAACAACCTTATGGTTCACATCGACCCGAAGCGGTTGCAGGGCTCGACGCAGGATTTGTGGATGGCTCACGCCTTCGGTTTCCCCGACACGGCGGTAGGATCTGGTCAGAAGTACACCTTCATGGAGGATATGACCAAGAAGCTGGCCGACGAACTAGGCTGGCGTCCGCATCAGGTGCAGGCGGCGATCTGGACGGCCATTAAGACCCGCATGGAGGGTGCCTCTAACGATGCCAAGCGCGAAGCTGTGAACCGAGGCATGGCGCAGATGGTGCCCGGCAATGGTGGCGCATCTCGGTTTGAGATCCATCCCGGTCGGGAAGACGATTTTTCCGAGCTTCACCGCGAAATGGCGCTGGGCAAGAAAGTGACCCGCAAGGATATCATCAGCAGCGCCCGAGATTTCTCTGACTTCCTTGATCAAAACCTTGGTTACGTGTCGTGGGAAAGCGCCCCCAGCAAGCAGATTGGCCACCTTAACGGCATTGAGCAGCTTCCTTCGGCGGCAAAGGCCGAATATCACGGCATGGTTTCAAAGGCATTGCAGGACGAAAAGGGTAACGATCTGCTTGCCAAGTTTCTTCGCATCATGTCGCCGGGCGGAGTTGATGCCAGTGGCTATTGGCAAGGCGCTTCCAACCCCCAGACGCATATGATGGCGGGCTCTACTCGCGTTAAAGGCGCGTTGCAGAGCCCCGATATAGACGAATCGTCTAAAAAGATGATGGAGTTATATGCCGCAGCCAAGGGCTTGCTGCATAAACAGGACGGCGTGGGGTATCACCGCCCCTATTACAACCCCAAGGTGACGCAGGCGAACGGCATCGAATTTAACTTCGATAATGATGTCACTCCGGATCATATCGTTCGCCTCGGCAAGCACGTGGATGCGCTTTCCGGTGGCAATGCGGCAGTTATTCCTATAAACAATAGGACTGTTCGCATGCTGAATTTCGGCATTCCGGGCACTGAAAAAGATCAAAGGCCATTCCACAAGGCCATGACGACGGCGGTCCAGAGCGCCTTTCCCAACACCCACAACGCTGATGCCAAGATTTTCGCCTCTGATGGCGATTTGATTGGAAACGATTGGAGTAAAAATCAAAATGGCGAAGATTACATCCGTAAAATTGGCGGGTCCGGACGATCCGATCTTCTCGAATACGTATCAACTGTTCTCGCCCCACGGCTCCAAGAGGTTGACCGCGCATTCGCCCAAAAACACGGGCTCCAAGTCGACCCCCAAGTCGAAAAAGCAATAGCTACCGCTCACTTGCACCCTCTTGCTGGTGGAAATCCGGCTTCTCAGCTTGCTCCCGCGCCTCAGCCTTTGACGACTGAATCCACGCAGCCTAATATGCCAACCACCCCGCCAAAATTTAAGCGGGGTGGTTTTGTGCATTCAAAATTCGGCACTGATGCTGTCCAGAACGCCGTGAAAATCGCAAGGCAGCTTAAACGGGGACGCCCGTAACCTAGCTAGGAGCATGCTCTTATGAGCGAAATGGCGAAAACGGCCCGCAAGGCTATGAAGGAGAAGGCGCAGGGTCGTGCTGCGCCTACCAAGGGAAGCATCGACGCTTCTGGCTGGACCGAGCCCACGATGAACACCAACGCGAAGGTGGGTATGCGCCCGATCTCGCGTCGTGCGTTCAAGCAGGGCGGCAAGGTTGAGGGTGCGAACGGCGCCCAGCATGCCGGCAAGAAGCCGCGCAAGGGCAAGAACTATGGCGGCGAAATGGGCACGCCTGAGTTTGGTCCCGAAGAGGCTGCCCGGATGGCCCGCGAGGCCAAAATTCGCCGCCTCATCGAAGAAGATGAGGCCGCAAATGCCCCGGTTCCGATGCCGCGCCTTAAGCGTGGCACTGCGAAGCCGCCAATGCCGATGCCGCGTCGTGACCGCATGCTCGATCAGCTGCCGACGGACCGCCCGTTTGCGCCCGAGAAGCGTGGTGGCCGCACCAACCGCAAGGATGGTGGCAAGGCCCTGACCGCCGACAGCCTGATGAACCGCGATCTGAAGGAAGCCAACGAAGAGCGCGGCTATCCCCATACCGGCGGCTACAAGAAGGGCGGCAAGATCCACGAAGACGCCGCCATGGACAAGAAGCTGATCAAGGCCGAGATGTCCAAGCACGGCAAGGGCTGCACCTGTAAGGCTTGTGGTGGGCGTGCGGGCAAAAAGGACGGCGGTCCCATGGACTACCTGAGCCCCGCAGCCATGGCCATGAAAGACCCCAAGATGCTTTCCCCTGCCGCAATGCTGATGGGCTCAATGGGGAAGAAGAAGGGTGGCAAGGTCCATGAGGATGCTGCCATGGACAAGAAGCTCATCAAGGCCGAGATGTCCAAGCATGCCAAGGGGTGTACCTGCAAGGCTTGTGGCGGCAGCGCAGGCTATAAGTCTGGTGGCGTGGCTGATCCGTCGGGGACGCGCCCGACTGGTGGTCGGATGGCTCGCAAGAGCGGCGGTCGCGCCAAGGGCAAGACCAACATTCACATCAACATCATTGCCGGTGAGAAGCATCCGGAGGGCATGGCGCCTCCGATGGGTACCCCCGGCCCGATGCCGCGCCCGCCTATGCCTGTCGCCCCTCCGATGGCTGGCGGCGCTGGTATGCCTCCCATGGGTCCGCCCCCCGGCCTCATGGGAGGCGCTCCTCCTCCGGGTCTCGGCGTTCCGCCCCCGGCTATGGGCCCAATGGCGCGTAAGGCCGGTGGCCGTGTTGGTAACCGCACCTATAGCTCCTACAAGGATATGGATGCGGGTGCCGGTGGTGGCCTCGGTCGGCTTGAGAAGACCGAGATCCAGAAGAAGAGGAATTAACACGTCGGTGGTCATGCTCTGACGTGTTACGGGGGCGGGGTTTTCTCTCCAGAGCCTCGCCCCCACCAACTTGGAGAGATGGAGAGATTATGGAGAGATTAGCTTCGGAGCTTCAGAGGCTCATTGAGCAGAATATCGAGGCGCTTCGTGACAGCGTCTGCGCTGGCCTGCTGGCAGACATGCAGGACTACAAAAAACTCACAGGGCAGATCGAGGGGTTACGCATGGCGTTGACTTTGCTCGAGGCAGCGCGTGAGAATGTACTGAAACGTTGATGGAGAGAAACGTGCCTATCACTTCAATGCATCACGACGAGGATCCTGCGAAGGACATCGTTGACAGAGTTGGGAATATTTCCGGCTTCGACCTGTTTGGCCCCAAGGTGCTGGTCGCAATTTACGTGCGCCCTGAAAAGACCAAGGGCGGCATCTACCTCACTGACAAAGTCCGTGACGAAGACCTATATCAGGGGAAAGTCGGCTATGTGCTGAAGGTTGGCCCCGGCGCCTTTGCCGACAGCGAGTGGTTTGGAAACGTCCAGATCAAGGCGGGCGACTGGGTTGGTTTCCGCGCCTCGGATGGCGCCACACTGGTCGTCAATGGCGTGAATTGCCGGTTGCTGGAAGATGTCCGCATCTACGGCAAGGCTTCGCACCCCGATTTGATTTTCTGAGGAGAGGCTTGTGTCCGATAAAAACGAAGGCGACATTGAAATTGTGCTGAAGGACGACGCTGCACCTGAAAAGGAGCAGGATATCGTTCTAGCCGACGATAAGGCGTCAGAAGGCAAGCCCGAGCTATCCCCCGAGGATGGCATCAGGGAGCTAAAGGTCAGCCTTGAGCGTGAGCGTCAGGCCCGCGTGGAAGCAGAGCGCAGGGCTCAGCAGCAGGCAGCGCAGGCCCATCTGATGACCCGTGAGGTCGAGGATAACCAGCGCCAGATGCTCTCAAGCGCGCTGGAGATGGTGAACAGCGAGCGCGTCATGCTCCGGTCTCAGTATGCCGAGGCTATGTCGCAGGGCAATTATGCCATGGTGGCAGAGATCAACGACCGCATGAACGATCTGGCCGTAAAGGCCAACGTGATCGAGCAGGGCCGTGACGCCATGGAGGGCCAGCAGAAGCAGCAGAAGCAGCCGGTACAGCAGCAGCAGCCCTATGCCGGTGACCCTGTCGAGGTTTTCGCGGCCCAGCTTACGCCTAGATCTGCCTCGTGGGTGCGCGAACACCCTGAGTTCGTCCGTGACCAGAAGCTCAATCGCAAAATGCTGGCCGCACACGAGCTTGCCGTGGCGGATGGTATTTCCCCGGACAGCGATGAGTACTTCGATCACGTCGAGGGCACCCTTGGCGTGAACCGGGCGGCTGATCAGGAGGAAGCCCCAAAACACCAGCGCCGTGCGGCTCCGGCAATCGCCCCTGTGACCCGCGCCAGCATGAATGGCGATGGAAGTCGTCCCAATGTTGTCCGTTTGAGCGCAGAGCAGCGTGAGATGGCTTCAATAATGGGCATGACCCCCGAGGAATATGCCCGGAACATGCGAGATTTGAAGCGCGAAGGGCGCATGAACTGATGGAGAGAGATATGGAAGACGCAAAGATTGTGAAGCCGACGGCGGACCCGAAAAAGAGCCGCCTGTCGTCTCTTCAGTCCGCAAAAAAGCGCGCTGATGAGATCCGCCAGCACGGCGGTGATCTGGAAGACGGCACCGATGACTTCTGGGTCGACGCCAACAGCATTCCTGACGGCTGGACCTACGAGTGGAAGCGGTTCACCGTCTTCGGGCAGGAGGATCCGTCCTATCAGGTGGCGCTTCGCCGCTCTGGCTGGGAGCCTGTCCCTGCCTCCCGGCACCCCGAGATGATGCCGATTGGTTATGCCGGTGACGACATCATCCTCCGCAAGGGCATGATGCTGATGGAGCGCCCGAAGGAGATTACGGACGAGATCCGCCTGAAGGAAAAGAAGGCTGCCCGCGATCAGGTCCGCGTGAAGGAGCAGCAGCTTAATGAGGCCCCTGCGGGGCAGTTTGAGCGCAGCAACAAGGACGCACCGCTGGCCAAGGTGAAGAAGGCCTTTGAGCCGATCCCGATTCCCGAGGATTGATCCTCCCATCACCCTCGATCTACTGGGCCCGCTTCGGCGGGCCTTTTTTCTTGCATCAAAGCGATGGATGGGGTACAAAAAATTTGTTCACGGCAATGCAAAGCACAATTCCGGCTCGTCGCGCAAGTGACGGGCCTTTTTTGTATATGTTGACAGCATAACCAATTCAGGGTTAATTCGACAAATCCTTCCCCCCGGCGTGGGAAGTTTGATAACCCGGTTTCGTATCGCCCCGGTGCGCGATGATCGAGGCCATCCCTGAAAAGGTAAATCCCATGGCGAATACCTTCGCTCCGTTTGGGTTCGATCAGTACAAGGGCACCGGTGCTGCGCCGACGTTCGAGCAGGTTCCTGCCGCCATTGCTACTGCGAACACGACCCCGATTTTCTCCGGTGACCCGGTTATGCAGGCCGCCAATTCGACTGGCGTCGGCACTGGCTACATCACGCAGGCCACCGGCCCCGTGACGCTGACCGTTTCGGCAACTGGTATCGCCACCGTGGCGACCGGCGCTATGACGATCACGTTCACCGCGATTTCCAGCGCCACTGCGAATATCCCGACCTTCGCCTCTACCAATTGGGCGCCTCCGGTTGGCTCGACCATCGTTGTGTCAAATGCCACTGGCGTTCCAAACGGTGCTTTCACGGTCATTTCTGCGACCTCAACCACTGCTGTGGTTCAGAGCACTACCACTACCGCTGCCACATCGTCGGCTTCCACCCCGGTGGTTACCGTGTTCGTGCCGGTCGCTGGCATCTTCGTTGGTTGCAAGTACCTGTCGACCTCGCAGAAGCGCACCGTCTGGTCGGCCTATTGGCCCGGCTCCGATGCGACCGGCGACGTTCTCGCCTATGTCATCAGCGACCCGAATGCCCAGTTCCTCGTTCAGACCGCCAATTCGAACACGACGGCGACTGCCGTTGGCGTCGGGTCCGTCGGTCAGAATATCGGCTTCAACTGGAACGACAGCACCGCCACGGGCGAAACCAACGGCAACACTGCCAGCGGTCAGTCCACCTTCTTTGCCGATCAGCGCTCGCTGATTGAAAACTCGGCGGCGGGCTCGCCCAGCAATGCCTACCTGCCGTTCCGTGTCGTTTCCCTTGCCAATTACATCCCGGGCCAGACCAGCCCGCTGGTGAGCGTCAACGGCAACGACCCCACCTCTGGTTACAACAGCATCGTTGTTGGTTTCAACAACGCCATGCCGCGTAACTTCAACGGCATTTAAGGAGTAGGTTAAAATGGCTGTTAATCTTTCAGCAATCAAAGACCTTCTCCTCCCCGGTCTGCGGGGCGTTGAGGGCAAGTACGAGATGATCCCATCTCAGTACGACAAGATCTTCACCAAGCACGACAGCAAGATGGCTCTCGAGCGTACCGCCGAAATGCGGTACCTCGGCCTCGCGCAGCTGAAGACCGAGGGCGGCCAGACCGCCTTCGACAACGGCGCTGGCGAACGCTACGTGTACAATCAGGAACACGTGGAAATCGGTCTGGGCTACGCCATCACTCGCAAGGCGATTGATGACAACCTCTACAAGACCCAGTTCCACCCGTCGAACCTCGGTCTGATTGAGAGCTTCCAGCAGACCAAGGAAATCTACGGCGCGTCGATCCTGAACACGGCTACCACCTACAACAACAGCGTTGGCGGTGATGGCAAGTCTCTGATCGCCACCGATCACCCGATTGACGGCGGCACTGTTGCCAATCGTCCGTCGGTTGACGTGGACCTGAACGAAGCCACCCTGCTGAACGGCATGATTGCGGTTCGTACGAGCTTCAAGGATCAGGCTGGTCTGAAGGTCTTCGCGCGTGCCCGCAAGCTCGTCGTTCCGCCGCAGCTTGAGCCGGTTGCTATCCGCCTTACCCAGACGGAACTGCGTCCGGGCACTGCGGACAACGACGTGAACGCGATCAAGGGCACCAGTGGCGGTCTGCCGGAGGGGTTCCTCACGAACGACTTCCTGACCTCGTCGCGCAACTGGTTCCTGCTGACCAACATCGATGGTCTCTCCTACATGGAGCGCATCAAGTTCGAGACGGACATGCAGGTCGACTTCGTGACCGACAACCTTCTGGTGAAGGGTTACGAGCGCTACTCGTTCGGATATTACAATTGGCGTTCCATTTGGGGTTCGCTCCCGTCTTAATCTGGGCCAAGGCCCCTCTTTCGGGAGGGGCCGCAATGAAAGGGAAAGCCAATGGGCGCTTCTCATTTTACTGGCCCTCTTATTTCGGGGCCGATCCTGAATACCTCGGGCACCACGCTCGGGCAGGACGTGGCTGACGTCGGCTATGTTATGATGGCTCAGGCTCAGGCAATCACGCAGATTGGCACCTATAGTGCTACTGCGGGGTTTGCTACGGGCGTCGTCATCCCGGCCTACAGCCTTATCGTCGGCATTGACTTGCTGGCAACGACGGGGTGGACGGCTGGCAACCTCAGCATTGGCACATCTTCTGCCTCTACTGAGCTTTCCGTTGCCACTGCGCCCACCGCTATTGGGTTTTCTGCTCTGTCCCCCGGGACCGATGCCACGCGCACCGGGACGTGGATCAGCGTAGGCTCGAGCGATGTTCGCATCTACGTTCTGTCAAGCACCAATGCCACCGGCGGTGTCGGTACGCTTGTCGTTCGTTATGTCCAAGCCATCAATGCCCCGTAATCCGTAGGAGGATCATATGAAGGGTCGTAAGGGTCGTGCCACGGGTGGCGATGCCACTGTGGGCACCAAAGAGTACGAGCAGGATCTTGCTCACAAGAACCAGCGTTACACCTACCAGAGCAAGGTGAACGACGCTGCCGAAGAGCGTAAGCACGGTGGCAAGACGGTCGGCAAGGCTGACGGGATTGCTGCCAAGAAGCACGGCGGGCGCATGGCGCGCAAGTCGGGCGGCCGCACGGGTTCCAACATGAACCCGCTGTCTTCGGCTGCTTCGGGTACCGCCCCCACCGGGCGCAAGCTCCAGATGAACTAAGTGGTGGGGCTTCGGCCCCACTTTTCTTTCCCGAGGGTAGCATGGCTAAGACACCAGCTTGGGCTAGGGTTGCCGGGCAGTCCCCCACGGGCGGATTGAATGACAAGGGGCGCGCCTCTTTGAAGGCTGCGGGGCACGACATCAAGATGCCGGTTACCTCAAAACAGGCTCAAAAATCTGATGCTGATGCCGAAAGGCGAGAAAATTTCAAAAAACGTATGTGCGGCATGAAAAATAAGCTCACTTCTGATAAAGTGGCTATTGATCCAAACAGCAGGATCAATAAGTCGCTTAGAAGGTGGGATGTCGAATGCTAACATGTGCCCGCTGCAAGCAGCAGAAACCGGAAACACTGGAATTTTTCCCACCGCATAAGCGGAAAACCAATGGGTTGGATAGCTGGTGCCGCACGTGTCGGTCTGAATACAGAAAACAGACTAGGCTCCCTAATGGCATCAAGCCTGAAGAGCATAATAGGGCGTACGCCGCCAGAGAAACCGGCGTATGTGTAATATGCGGACAAACTGTTTTTGTCGTTATTGATCACGATCACGCCACGGGCATGGTGCGTGGGGCTTTATGCACAAACTGCAATCTGGGTTTAGGGCACTTTAAAGATGACCCCGAGCTTCTGGAATTTGCGGCTTTATATCTAAAAGGTCAGTGCGCCTGCGGTAATTGCAAACCAGTTTGGGGCGGCTTGCCTCTGTTCTCTCACAAGGAACATTAAAATGCCCATGAAAAAGGACATTCCCGTCTGGGACAAGGGCCTCCCGAAAGACCACAAATCGAAGCCCATGACGACTAAGCAGGTGGCTCAGGCGAAGGCCATGGCCCGCTCCGCTGGACGGCCCTACCCGAATGCGGTAGACAATATCAGGGCTTCAAGAGCCTCTAAAAAGAGCTAATTCACAAGGAGCGCGCTGATGCGCCCGATTACTGTCACTGTGGGCCCGCTGGTTGCAGCTTCTGCAAATGCGATTTGCCTCTCGCAGACCCCGTCGGCAGGCGCTCTGACGCTGAACGGTGCTCTCGCATCTGGCGGCGTGGCAACGCTGGACACGGCCCGTCGGGTGCTGATCACCTGCACGGGTAATGAGAGCGCCAAGACATTTACGATTACGGGTACGTCGTGGTCTGGTGGCAGCCAGTCTGAGATTTTGGCGGGGTCTAACGCCAGCACGTCCCAGTCGGTTCTGGATTACAAGACTGTTACCTCGATCACGATCAGCGCGACTGCAGCCAACGCGCTGACTGTGGGCACGAACACCGTTGCGTCCTCGCCTTGGGTGGCGTTTGACAGCTGGGCAATGCCGATGACGGCCATCCAGTGTACGGTGAGTGGCACGGCTAACTACACCGTCCAGCAGACGCTGGATGACCCCAACAGCCTTATCTCGCCTGTAGCTGCTGCTTTGGTGTCGTGGGTCAATCACCCTGATACCAATCTGGTTGGCGCGTCGACGACCGTGCAGGGCAATTACGGGTACGCTCCCGTGTTTGCGAAAGTAACGCTGAACAGCGGTACGGGCGGGGTGACGGCGACGTTCTCGCAGGCGAGTGTAGTGCCCTCGTAAGGAGGCTCGTAAATGCCGGGTCTTTTTACTGGTGCTACTGGCACATGGGGCGGCTTTGCAGGGCTCCTGTACGGCTCAACATCGCTGTCTACACCCCCCGGCCTTTTGGCTGATGTGGGCGCGAGCTTTTCCCCGGCCTCGCTGTTCGCTGCTGGCGAGCCGGGCGTCTGGTATGACCCGTCCGACTTCAGCACGATGTTTCAGGACAGCGTAGGCACCACGCCCGTAACGGCGGTGGAGCAGCCTGTCGGGCTGTTGCTGGATAAGTCGCAGGGGCTGGTGCTGGGGCCTGAGTTGGTCACGAATGGTGACTTCAGCAATGGAACGACGGGGTGGGCAAGTGGAACCTCATTTACCTCCACTGCCGCTGTTGTTTCGGGGGAAATGCAGGTCACCCCGACTGTTGACTTCGGGCGGCAATATCAAACCATCACCACGGTCGCTGGGCGCTCGTATCGCTTTACCGGCAGTGGTCGGATAGTTTCCGGCGTCGCGTTCCCTTACGTGGTCGTGAATAGAGCAGCCAGCCAAGGCGACGACCTGATCGTTCAGTATTTCAGCACAACCTCGTTGGTCAACTTTTCGTACGTTTTTATCGCAACTCAGGCGACTACCAACATCATTTTGTCATCGCGAACAGGAACGGTAGGCGGTTTCGACAACATCTCCGTCAAACTCCTCCCCGGCAACCACGCCACGCAGTCCACCTCCGCCTCCCGCCCCGTGCTGAGCGCAAGGGTGAATTTGCTCACGAAGACCGAGCAGTTTGATGATGCGGTGTGGTTGAAATTCGACGCGTCCTCGCCTCCTCCTGCTGTATCCGCCCCCGACAATACGACGACAGCGGACAAATTTGTCGAAGGCACAGGATCATCGGTCCATAGGTTCATTCAGGCGGGGACTATTGTTTCCGGCACTCAGTATTACTTCTCCGTTTACGCACAGGCAGCGGAGCGGACACGGCTATTGTTGCGGAACAACAATGGCAGTACAGACGTAGATACGGTATTCGATTTGACAGGAATTGGCTCTGTCGTATCCGGGTCTGGGGATATCACACCTGTTGGCGGCAATTGGTTTCGGATTGTAAGGACATTTACTGCCGTTGCATCCACGACATCTAACTTCATCAGCCAATTTCTTTTAGTGAACACTGGAACCAACACCTCATATACAGGCGACGGCACTTCGGGCCTTTATCTTTGGGGCGCAGACCTCCGCGTTGCCAACGACGGCGTGAACCTACCCGTCTACCAGCGCGTTAACACCTCCACCGACTACGACACCACGGGCTTTCCGTATTACCTGCGCTTTGACGGTACGGACGACAGCATGGCGACGAACACGATCACGCCGGGGATCGACAAGGTGCAGGTGTTCGCTGGGGTGCGGAAGCTGAGTGACACTGGATTTGGCGCTATCGTTGAGCTTAGTGCTGAACTTGCCGCTAATAACGGATCATTCCTAGTAAGAGGCCCAGAAAGCGGCGCAAATTATTTTGTGGGTTCAAAAGGCACTTCCACAGTGTTGAGGACGCTCATAACTTATACTGCGCCGATCACCAACATTATTGCAATGGTGTCTAACATTTCTGGCCCGCTTATCCAGACAAGGATAAATGGATTAACCGTCGACACCTCTACGGCTTCACAAGGCGCCGGTAACTACCTTGCCTACCCACTCTACATAGGTCGCCGTGGTGGAACCGCACTCCCCTTAAACGGTCGCATTTACAGCCTGATCACCCGCTTCGGCGCAAACCTTGACGCCACCACGATTGACAACACCGAGCAGTGGATAAGCGGCAAGATGGGCGGCGGCTATTATCCTACAGGCTACGACTTCTTGGTTGACGCCAATGGTGACCAGATCACCGACGCGAGCGACAACCCACTCTTCACGCAAGTGATTTACACGTAAGGACAGAACATGGCGAACGTCCCGATTTCAGCCTTCACCGTCCCAGCCAATACCGTTGGCATAGGCGCGACTGGCTACTCCCTCACCGGCTCCTCGTCTGCGAGCTTCATGGACCTTGCGGGAACGTGGAACACGACCGGCACGCCTACGCTCATCAAGGCAAACGTCACCGACACGGCGAGCAATGCGGCTTCGCTGCTGATGGACTTGCAGGTGGGTGGGAACAGTTTGCTCAAGATGAGCAAATCTGGCATCTTAACTTTGGGCTATTCCACCCCGGGGATCATTGTCAGCGGCACTGGAAGCCTATACTCGCGCTTCACCACATTTTATGTCGTCGGCACGTCGTCGCTTGACTATTATGCATTTAACACTTCTCAGCTAAGAATGGCCAGCAACTTGGGGTTATCGTGGGTGGCTGGTAATGACCCCACCGCAGCCGCAGACCTCACCATCGGTCGCCGTGGCGCAGCCAACCTCCGCTTCGGCGCTGCCGACGCTGCCGCACCCGTAGCCCAGACGCTCTCCGTCCAGTCCGTCGTTGCAGGCACGACGAACACCGCAGGCGCAGCCCTCACCATCACCGGCTCGCAGGGCACGGGCACTGGCGCGGGCGGGAGCATCATCTTCCAAGTTGCCCCGGCTGGGTCGTCGGGCACGGCGCAGAATGCGTTGGCGACGGCGCTTCAGGTCAATGGTAATGGAGGCATCACAGGCCAAGATGGCGCGACTGCCAACACCGTCGCGCTGCGGAATGGTACGGCGGCGCAGGCGTTTAATCTGTACGGGACATACACGGACGCAAGCAACTATGAGCGGCTAACTGTAAATTTTTCAGGGGGCCAATATAATATTTCTTCAAACGCGCTTGGAACAGGCTCCGCACGCGCTGTTGGACTTAGCCTAGGCGCGTCTTTGGGTATTAGTCCTTCAGGAACAACTCCTTTTACTTGGACGGTGACTTCTAGCGGGCATTTTCTCGCCAACGCAGACAACAGCTACGACATCGGCGCATCGGGCGCGAGCAGGCCGCGTAGCGTCTATGCCGGAACATCAATCACCCCCGGTCGCGGTGTAACTGTCGCCACGCTTCCTACGCCCTCGACTGGGATGATCGCCCGCGTGACAGACGCAACGGCTCCCGTAATCGGCGCAACGGTTGCTGGTGGTGGCGCGGCGTATGCGCTTGTCAATTACAACGGCGCAAACTGGACAGTTATTGGAGTTTAACATGATCACTCTCACCCTGACCCAAGACGAAGTGAATGCCCTCGGCGCACTGCTGGACGCAGCGGTCAAGGCGACAGGCATTCAAGGTGCCAAGGCCGCCGTGCCGCTCTTCGCCAAGCTGGAGGCCGCCGTGGCCGACGCCAACAAGCCCAAAGATACGGAGACTGCGGAATGACAATTTCTTACGCTTGGGCCGTCAATCAGATGACCGCTTATCCTGAGTTCGCTGGCCAGCAGGATGTCGTCTTCCAGATTGCGTGGGTCTGCTCTGCGACGGACGGGACGTACAACGCAGCGGCCTATGGCACGGTCGATGTTACCTATGTCGCTGACAGCCCCTACACGCCCTATGAAGACATCACGCTCGAGCAGGCAAACGGCTGGGTGGCAGGCGCGTTGGGCGAGGAAGGCATTGCCAAGGCCTACGCGGATTGCGATGCGGCCATTGCCGACCAGAGCGCGCAGGATAAGCCTGTGACACCGCCGCTGCCGTGGAATGTCCCGACGCCTGCGCCAGAGCCTGAGCCCGTGCCTGAGCCTGAGCCTGAGCCTGAAGAATGAGTGACATCTTCCGCACCCTCATCGTCCCGACCGCCAATGTCGCTCTCGCTCGCTCTATCGCGGCCTCATTTGGTCCGGGCGGCGAGGGTATGTGGATCACACCGCTCAGCGCATCCGGCCTCGAGCCCGCCACGCACTACATCTCTACGGGATACGTCCCGCCTGAGTATGGCTTCCTCGTGCCCACCCAGACATGGGCGCAGGACGAAGACGGCGACTGGGTGTTGATCAACTCAACTCCGGGCAACCCTGCGGCTGTCTACGATCACTGCATCAATACCGGCGTATCCTGCACGCAGGCCGACATTGACGCCCTATTCGCGGCGGCTGATGTGACCGAGCAGGAGCCGTTCACCGCGATGGGCCGGATGGGCCTGACCATGATCAATGAACCGCTGCTCTAACCGTCTATAACTGGATCAAAGGCAAGGGGACGCAATCATGAACGCGGAGTTCTTCGAGGCAGTGCGGCCATTGTTCGGCGGCTCGCTCAGCCAAGCCCAAGTGGACGGATTCAAAATCATCTTTGAGGCATGGCGCAAGGTCGGGTCGGGCAACGAGCGGGATCTGGCTTACATACTCGCGACCGCATACCACGAGACTGCCCGCACCATGCAGCCGGTACGCGAAACGCGCGCTATAACAGACGCCAAGGCGAAAGAGCGGCTAACCAAGGCGTGGAAGTCCGGCAAGCTTCCGCGGGTCAAATCCGACTATTGGTCGGGCGGCTGGTTCGGTCGCGGGTTCGTTCAGCTCACGCACCGGGAGAACTACGTCAAGGCAGGCAAAAAGCTCGGCATTGATCTGGTATCCGATCCATCCAAAGCGATGATCCCGGAAGTCTCGGCGCTGATCCTAGTGCGCGGGATGCAAGAGGGATGGTTTACCGGCATGACGCTGGCCGACGCCGCCGACTTTCGCGAAGCTCGGCGCGTTGTAAATGGCACCGATTGCGCCAGTCAGATTGCCATGTATGCCGATGCTTTTCTCAGCGCGCTGGATGCAATGGATGATGCGCCTACCATCACCGTGATCGAGCCTAAGCCTAGCGGCACAGGCTGGCTAGTTCTTGCGGCATTGGCCATTGCTGGTGTAGTTGTAGGTGCCTACAATTGGATTGTGTCCTTGTTCGGATAAGAGGTTGCTATGACCGCTGTCGTCGCACGCATTGCCCTGCGCTACATTGCAGGCGCGCTTGTCATCAAGGGGCTGCTGCCGGAGGATAGCGGCCTCGCCACCGATCCAGACGTTCTCAATGTTGTGGAGGTGGCCTTGGGCCTTGCCATCGGCGCTGCAACAGAGGCTTGGTACGTTATCGCCCGGCGCATGGGGTGGGCGAAGTGATCCACCTAATCCCCGATTGGCTTGTTCCTCTTCTCCCGTACTGGCCGCTGGCGCTAATCGTTGCGGGTGCCGGTCTTGCGTGGCGCATTGCTGGGGCGCCGGGGCTTGCAACGTTTGCCGCAGCCGTTGGCTTTGTTCTTGGCCGCCGATCAGTTAAGACCGACGCGCCAATCAAGAAAAAGAGGCGGTGGTTCTAAGTGCCAAGTTGGATCGACCTGAAAATCTCACTCGGCAATATCCTGACCATCGGGTCGGTGATTATCGGCCTGACCATCGGTTGGCAAACGCTAGCATCGGGCGTGCAAACCAATGCAAACGACATTGTAAAACTTGACACCAAGGTCGCCGATCAGGGCGACAGGCTGGACACGCTCATGACCGAGTTGCAGACCAACCGGATCAACGAAACGGCGCTGCTGACGGAGCTTCGCACAGATATGCGCTATTTGAGAGAAGCTATCGATCAGATCAGGAGCGGGCAGAAGTAACGCTGCCTTAAGGGGACACAATGACAACGAGCGGCAGCTACAATTTTAACCCCGGAGTGGGTGAGATTGTGATTTATGCGTATAACCAGATTGGCATCAGGGCCACAAGTCTGGTTCAGGAGCACCTCACCACGGCCAGAATGGCGACCAACATGATGTTGGCGAGCTTCAGCAATCAGGGCGTTAACCTGTGGAAGGTTGATCTGGTCACGGTTCCGCTGGTTCAGGGTGTCTCGACCTATGCCGTAGACCCTAGCACAGTGGTCATCCTTGATGCCTACGTGACCATCGACAACGGGGCAGGCGCGCCGATTGACCGCATCATCTTGCCCGTCAGCCGCACGGAATACTCGAGCTACGCCAACAAGCGCCAGCAGGGCTTCACGACGGCCTATTGGTTTGATCGCCTGACCAGCCCCACGGATATGGTCGGCCCGGGTGATAGCGAAGTCCCCGCCGTGTCCGGCCCGCAGGTGACGCTGTGGCCCGTGCCTGACGGCAGCAGCGCGCAGTACCTCAAGTACTACCGGCTCGTGCAGTCGCAGACCTCAAACTACGCTAACGGCCAGACGGCTGACATCCCGTTCTTGTGGATGGAGGCGTTCGCTGATGGCCTCGCCTACCGGCTCGCCAAGATCTGGAACCCCCAGATGGCCGTTGGCCTGAAGGCAGCAGCTGATGAGGCCTACCAGATAGCGGCGGCTCAGAACGTAGAAACGGCGAATTATTTTATCTCCCCGCAACTCTCTGGCTACTTCCGGGCCTGATAGGAGGGGATCATGTCGTACGCGTCTCAGGCCGGTCGGGCCAAAACAGATCCCAGCAACCCGCAGGCTCACGCCATATGCGACAGGTGCGGGTTTCGGCACAATCACGTAGACTTGCGCTGGCAGTACGACTGGCGCGGCGCCTCTCTAGCCAACATTCGCTTGCTGGTGTGCAATACCTGTTACGACAAGGCGCAGCCACAGCTTCGGGCAATCGTCCTCCCTGCGGATCCTGTACCAATCGCAAATCCGCGTACGCAGGATTTTGTGGCGGCGTCTGCGCCTAGCGTTCAGAGCGTGTTCCTGAGCGTGCCGCCTGACGATTAAGCGCCATGAAAATTCATAGACTTGGTAAAATTGTGCTTGGGCGGCTATATTGGCGGCAGAACACTCGAAAAGATCGTTTCCACCGTAAAGGGGTAAGGCCATGACCACCGGCTTGAGCTATGACGGCACCGTTGCTGGAACGACCAGCTACGTGGCCCAGATTGCCAACATGGCCGTAGTGGACCCCACCAACCCCGAATTTCTGGTCACACTTCCGCAGGCGATCACATACGCCGAAAATCGGATGTATCGTGATCTTGATTTTCTCGTTACCAGCGCCTCAGAAGTGGCCACTCTGACTATCGGGGACAGGAGGCTGCAGCTTGCTGGGTACCCCTTCGTGGTGACCGAGCAGATTAACATCATCACTCCTGCCGGTCAGGTTGACCCGGACGGGGTGGCGGCCACGCGGAGCCCGTGCCTGCCCGTCACGAAGGAATTCCTCGACGCGGTCTATGGATCGTCTGCCGTGGCGAACCGAGGCGTGCCGCAGTACTTCGCGCCGTTCAACGACAATCTCTTCTATCTGGGCCCGGCCCCTGATGCAGCTTACACGGTCGAGATTGTGGGGACTGAGCGCCCCGCCAGCATGTCGGCCACGAACCTCAGTACGTTCATCAGCTTGTACCTGCCAGACCTCTTCATCATGGCGTCCATGATCTATGTCTCGGCCTACCAGCGCAATTTCTCGTCGGCTGGCGGCAATGATCCGCAGATGCCCATCACCTACGAAACGCAGTACCAGACGCTTCTCAAGGGGGCGACGGTGGAGGAGGCCCGCAAGAAGTACGAATCTGCCGGGTGGACCTCTCAGTCCCCGGCTGTCGTCGCCTCTCCGACCCGAGGCTAAATCATGGGCCACGCAACGATGCGGCTCGTGCCGGGCGTCGATCAAAACCGGACGCCAACGCTGAACGAGGCTGCGATCTCGTCGTGCAATCTGATCCGGTTCCAGCCAGATCGGCAGGGCATGGCGTTGCCGCAGAAGCTTGGCGGATGGACCAAGTTTTACAACGGCGTCGTCCCGGGCGTCCCCAGAAACTTGTGGGCGTGGCAGGACGCTTATGCGGATCCGTATCTGGCAATTGGCTCGACAACCGGCCTGTATGCGGTCGACAGCGGCGGCGCCCTTCTGAGCATCAGCGGGCAGTACTACACGGTCAACAAGCCCGTTTCGGTGTCGACCACGGCAGGGTCGGCGACCGTCACCATCGTGGATGACAAGGCCAACATCCTGAGCGGTGACACGGTTTTCATCAAGACGCAGATTGCCGTGGGCGGCCTTGTCCTGTTTGGCAACTACCAATGCACGTACGTCGACTCTGACACGTATCAGATCGAGGTTGTCGACGCTGCGGGGTATCCCGTTTTTGCTACATCGACCGTATCCAGCGGCGGCGCCGTCCCGCAATTCGCCACGGCGATAAATAGCAATATCGTTACGGTAACGCTGGCTAACCACGACTATCAGGTAAACCAGTTTTTCCCGGTCTTGGTCCCCACGACTTTTAACGGCGTCACTCTGTCGGGCAACTACGTCATCCAGTCAGTGACGGGGGCCAACACCTTCACCATCAACGCGTCCAACAGCGCCACGGCGGCTAGCTCTGCCTCCATTAACAGCGGCCTCGCTCAGTACGAGTACTACCTCGGGAACACCGTTGCACCGTCGGCTTCCGGGTTTGGTACAGGCGAGTTTGGCATCGGCACTTTTGGTATCGGCACCATTCCATCGAATGGTCGCGAGTACGCCATCGTCAACGTGCAGCCCTCCACGCCGTCTGCCGGATTCGTGACCTACACCATCGGCACTTCAGGCAATCGCGCACTGATTGAAGTGCCCGCCGGGTCCGAGTTCACGGTTTCAGGCGTGATCCCCTCAAACTACAACAGCATCAACCCGTTCAGCGTGGTTTCGTCGACGCGGGGGAGCCTCTCGGGCAACACCAGCACGCTCGTAATCGCATCAACCGAAACAGGTGCGTACACATCGGGTGGCAAGCTCACCTTCACCAGCTACGCCACAGGCAGCGCCACGGATTGGTCCTTGGGCAATTGGGGCGAGACGCTGATCTCCTGCCCCCGCAACAACGGCATCTATCAGTGGGATCCGCAGCTAGGCTCCGAAAGCTCCGCCCTGATCCCCACGGCGCCTATTGTCAATCAGGGCATGTTCATCGCCATGCCGCAGCGCCAGATCGTCGCCTACGGGTCGACCTATAATGGCATCCAGCAGCCGCTGCTGGTGCGCTGGTGCGACATCGGCAACTTCAATATCTGGTCCCCTCAAGTCACGAATCAGGCGGGCTCCTATATCATCCCAAAGGGGTCACGCATTGTCGGCGGCATCCAAGGTCCGCAGCAGGGCCTGATCTGGACCGACCTCGGCGTCTGGGCCATGCAGTACGTCAGCCAGCCCTACATCTACCAGTTCAACGAGATCGGCGCTGGGTGCGGGATGGTCGCGGAGAAAGCCGCAGGCGCCATCAATGGCGACGTTTACTGGATGGGCCTGAAGCAGTTCTTCAAGCTCGCTGGCAGCGGCGTCGAGCCGGTGAATTGCCCGGTCTGGGATGTGGTGTTCCAGAACCTGAATATGGACTACGCAGACAACATCCGCGTGGCGGTGAATTCCAGCTTCCATGAGATTGCGTGGTACTACCCGTCGAACGATAGCGTGAACGGCGAGAACGACAGCTACGTGAAGCTGAACGTGCTCATCAACCAGTGGGACTACGGCACGCTGGATCGGTCCGCTTGGCTCGATCAGAGCGTCCTTGGCCAGCCCATCGGGGCCTCGCCCACGGGGTACATTTACCAGCACGAAATGTCGCTCAACGCCGACGATCAGCCGATGGCGTCGAGTTTCCGCACGGGCTTCTTTCAGATGTCTGAAGCCGAGCTAAAAATGTTCGTGGATCAGGTCTGGCCCGACATGAAGTGGGGCTATTACAACGGGGCCCAAAACGCCAACGTGGGCATCACCTTCCATGTGGCGGATTACCCAGACGGGCAGGTCTCGAGCTACGGCCCGTACAACCTGACAGAGGCCACAACCTACATCACGCCGCGCTTCCGTGGACGCCTCGTGTCCATCGAGATCTCGAGCAATGACCTGAATACCTTCTGGCGCCTCGGTGGGATAAGGTACCGCCTGCAACCCGATGGGAAGTTCTGATGCCCGCCAGTCTCGACGATATCCTCACAACCCAGAAAAACGGCGTGGTGGCGATCAACACGCTGGGCAACTACGTCAACAACATACTGACCTTCACAAAAGGCAGCAGCCTGTCGCGGGTTCCGATGACGACCGGAACGACGATCCTCTACACCGTGAACCCGGGCCTGCAGTTCACCGTGAACGACATCGAGATCTGCAACACGTCGGCTGCCCCTGCGACCTTTACGATCTATCTGGTGCCAGCTGGAGGGAGCGCGAGCGCGGGCAACGCGCTGTTCTTTAGCGCCCCAATTCCGGGCAACACGACCGTTCAGTGGACGGGCAATCAAGTGTTGAGCGCTGGTGGAACGATCCAAGCCTCGGCTTCGGCAACGACTGTGACCGTCATGTTCAACGGAGGGCAGGGCTGATGGCCATCACCGTTTATCCGCCGTATGGATCCTCCAGCACGAAACCCAGTTATGTCGCGTTTGGCGGCACGACCGTTGACGCTTTCGGGCGCCTCCGGGTGTCTGAGCCGTACACGCTGTTCGACAGCCAGTCGCGCTATGCCGCTGACCCGGCGTATAGCTATTCGACGTCTGGGACGGGCGCGACGACGACATGGCAGACCAATAAATCGTCGGTAAACCTCTATCCCGGCACCAGTTCTGCAGGCAGCGCCGTAGCCCAGTCGTTCCGTTCGTTTCCGTACCAGCCCGGGAAGAGCCTGCTAACGCTCCAGACCTTCACTCTGGCGGCGCAGCAGACGGGGCTGACGCAGCGCGTCGGGCTATTCAACACCGCCAACGGCATCTATCTGGAGCAGGCTGGCACGTCTCTGCCGACCGGCGTTTCACTCAACATCAGAAGCGCCAGCGGCTCTGGAAACCAGCAGGCGCTGAAGAGCGCATGGAACGTTGATAAATTCGACGGCACCGGCCCCAGCGGCGTAACGCTCGATCTGACCAAGACACAGATCTTCTTCATCGACATCGAGTGGCTTGGCGTCGGTTCCGTTCGTTGCGGGTTTGTCGTTAATGGCATGCTGTACGTGGCCCACGTCTTCAATAATGCCAACGTCCAGTCGTTCGTCTACATGACCACGGCCATCCTGCCGCTGCGGTTCGAAATCACGACCACGTCGATCCCCACTGGCACGCCTGTCCTGCAGCAAATCTGCTCCAGCGTCATCTCCGAGGGCGGCTACGAGCAAACGTCGCAGGTATATAACGCTCGGGTGACGACGGCCTACGCGTCAACCCTTACGACCACCTTTGTGCCTCTGATCTCCATACGGTTGAATTCAAGCTTTCTGGGCGCAATCGTGATCCCGTCTGCCATCACGGGGTTCCCGCTGGCTAATGGAGATTATGAGTTTGCTTTGGTTAAGAATGCCACCGGCTTGACCAGCGCCTCATGGGCCACGACGCTCGCCGCCGGGCAGGTGGACGTGGACACCGCTGCCACGGCGATGACAATTGCCTCCACAGATCAGATCGTGCAACAGAGCTTTGCGACCTCGTCTTCCCAGTCGACGACCCGTGCCGATCTCGCGACTGGATATAACTGGGATTTGCAGCTTGGCGTCTCGTTGGCTAACGTGAGCGACACTTACACGCTTGCAGCCCGCACGGTTCACGGAACAGCCGCCCCCGGCAGCACTGGCGTGGCCGTTGGTAATATCGCCTTCTACAACCTAACGGTGTGACATGCCCCTTAAGCGCGGAAATTCGCAAGAAACGATAAGCGGCAACATCAGCGAGATGATGCACGCCGGGCGCCCGCAGGGGCAGGCTGTCGCGGCTGCGCTGAGCACGGCGCGCGAGGCACATGCTCGAGGATCTCAGGTCGCACGGCCCAAGGGCGGCGCCATGGGGAAGGTTCATGTTGGGCCGATCCACAGCAACGTGGCGGGGCGCACCGATCACCTGCCGATGCACGTGAAGTCCGGATCTTACGTGATCCCGGCGGATATCATCTCGGCCATGGGCGAAGGCAACAGCATGGCCGGGTTCAAGATTGCCAACAGCATCTTCAGCAAAATGCCTTACGGGGCTTCAGAGATTGGGGCAGGGATGCCTTACGACGCGCCCGCCGTCGCAAAAGCGGGTGGTGGTGAGGTGGACACGGTGCCCATCGTCGCCGCTGGTGGAGAGTACGTTATTCCTCCGGAGGATGTCGTGAAGATCGGGGAAGGAGACCTCGATCATGGGCATCGGATTCTGGATGAGTTCGTAAAAAAGTATCGGGCAAAGACCATCAAGACCCTGCAAAAGCTACCGGGTCCAAAAGTCGATTAAAGGAAAAAGCATGACAGACGCCGCAGACGCCCCCGCAGTTCGTGTAGGAACCCCCGCAGACCTCGACGGCATGATGCATCTGGCGCTCGACGCCACGCAGGAAAACGCATTCATCTCTCCGGACGTCTCCAAGCTCCTCAAAACCATGTGGGGTGCTCTAACTAGGCAGAACGGCATCGTGGGGATTATTGGAAAGCCGGGCGAGGCTTTTGAAGGAGCCATCCTTTTGGTTTTTGGAGAGCTATGGTACAGTAACGAACCTGTACTGGAAGAACGAGCGGTGTTTGTGGCGCCAGAATATCGCAACGCGAAGGGTGGACGGGCTCGCAAGCTGTGTGAGTTTGCGAAAACGGCATCCGAAGAGCTTGCTATTCCGCTATCCATCGGGGTGCTTTCAAACAGTCGGACTGAAGCGAAAATCCGCTTGTATGAGCGGATGTTTGGGCAGCCTGCGGGCGTTTATTTTCTCTATGGGGCCAAGACCGGTCTCAGTGAACCTTCTAGCGAGATCCCATAATGTCTGGCGGCGGAAAAACTCAAACCTCCACATCTTCCGTACAGATTCCGCCGGAGGTGCTGGCTCGCTATAATGCGGTCAACGCAAGGGCCGAAAACGTAGCCTCAACGCCGTTTCAGGCATATTCCTACGACCCAAGTGCCTTTGTTGCGCCGATGACGGAAACGCAAAATGCGGCAATTGGCCAGATCGGGCAGGCGTCCGGCATGGCGCAGCCGTACTTCCAGACTGGTGCCGCAGCGACATTGGGGGGTATGGGCCCCGCCAATCTGGGCGAGCTCGACACCAACAAGTACATGAGCCCGTATCTGCAAAACGTGGTGCAGAGCACGGCGGACATTCTGGGTCAGCAAAACCGGCAGGATATGTCTGGCGCGCTTGGCACGGCCATCCAGTCAGGCGCTGGGTTTGGCGACCGGTCCGGCATTGCCGCTGCCAACCTGAACCGGCAGCAGATGATGGGCATGGGCAGCACCATCGGCAACCTGCTCAATCAGGGCTACATGCAGGCTCAGGGCGTTGCCCAGCAGCAGCAGAGCGCCGACCTTGCGGCCCGGCAGGCGAACCTTGCCCGGCTGTTGCAGGGCGGGCAGAGCATCGGTCAGTTGGGTGCTGGCGCTCAGGGCGCCGCGCTGGCTGGAAGTCAGGCGCTTCTCGGCGCTGGCACGCAGCAGCAGCAGACTGAGCAGGCCGGTCTGTCGGCCCTCTACAACCAGTACCAGCAGGAACGCGCCTATCCGTTCCAAACCACTCAGTTCCTTGGCAACATTGGCATGGGCACTGGTGCGCTGTCCGGCGCAACCACGACGGAAACAAAACCCGCAGGGTTCTTCTCTGGCCTCAAGCGTGGCGGCAAGGTCGTCGAGGGCGTCGGCTATCGGCGCGGCGGGATCGTCCCCGAGAGCATGGGCGGTCACGTCAGTGCAGGGCACATGGGCGAGGGCTACGCCGATGGCGGCTCCCCGCAGATGGACTATGCCTCCATGGTCATACAGCAGCTTTTTGGCGGCATGGATCCGAATGCGGGGGCCTATGGGCGGGGCTCTGCGGGGATCGGCTCTGGCGGGTTTGTTCCGCAGGCGAACTTGCCGGTCGGCCAGCTGAATGCGCCCAAGATTTCGCAGAGCGCTCCGCAGACTTCCATCTCTGATTTGGTTGACACCGGTGGAAAGCTTTATGAGGGCGCGGAAAACGTCGGAAAATGGTGGGAAGAGAACAATCCCTCGCCGCCTGTTATTGATGAAAACGACCCTCAATTCAAAAATTGGGACCGCGCTGCTGGCGGGCGCACAACGCGCACGGGGCTCGCCGCTGGCGGCATGCCTTATGACCCCCAGAATACGGGGTACGTGCCGGATAATGCTCCCAAGGAGACGCCGGAACTGCTTCAGCCGAAAGGCCCGAGCCAAACCCAGAGCGGGCTGAGCAAGGTTGCGGATATTGCTAAAATTGTTGGCGCGTTCATGGCCAACGGCGGCGTTGCCGGTCGGCATGGGTATGCAGGTGGTGGCCGTCCGGAACCCCTCACTTTGGATCAAGAACTGCTGGAGTATGCGCGCAGAAGGCCCGCGTCCGCGTTGTTCGATCCGGGTCCGCAGAACTTGCCGCCGGGACCGTTTTCGTACAATCCGAGTCAGCAGAGCTTACCACCGGGGGGCATAACTGTCCCCACTCCGCGTCAAGAGGTAGCGGAGCTTGCGCGCCAAAAAGCGGCGGCGGCTGAAGCGGAATTTCGGAGGCAGTTGCGCGCCGCTCCCTCAAATTTGGCCGTAGCCACACCGGCTGGCCTTTCCGCCGCTGATGCTGAGCGCATCCGGAGGGAGCACTACACCAGCGTTTATAAAACTCAGCCGGTCGAGCGGATCCTTCCAACTGCAGGCGATATGTTCCGTCGCAGCTTGGAGATAGCCCCCGAAAATTTGGCTGTAGCCACCCCTGCTGGCCTTTCTGCCGCTGATGCTGAGGGCATCCGGGGGGAGTACTATACCAGCCTTTATAAAACTCAGCCGGTTGAGCGGTTCAACGCTTTTGGAACGCCGGTGCCAGCGGGTGCGCCTGCAGACGCGGGGGCGATAGCGGCGACTGATGGCGGCCTGAAGCCAGCAGCGTCACCAGTGCGGGTTGTGGGGGCGCAGCCTGCTGCGACCGAATTCCCGATTGCCCCCTCTTGGACGCTCCCAGAGGTAACGGCCATCCCCACTGCCGCCGCTGAGACCCCGGACGGGCTTGCTGGCGCGGCATTGCCTGCACCTACCCCCGAGGGGCCAGCCGATCTTACGAGCGGCGTGGCAAACGCTGCAGAGCCTATCGCCGGGGCGGAGCCGGGGCTGGCGGCTGGTACTGGGGCCGGGACGCCTACAGTCGCAACTGGAGATCGCGAGGCTTATTACGCAGCGATCAAGGCGGCTGAGAGCGGGAATAACCCCAACGCTCAGAGTAACACGTCATCTGCTTCTGGCTACTATGGGTTCACGGACGGGACGTGGAGCGCGTTGGCGCAAAAGTATCCAGAGGCCGGTCTCACTGCTGACGGGAAGAACGATCCGGCGCAACAGGAGCGGGCAATCCGCCTATTGACGGCGGAGAACGAACGCCAGCTTAAAAACGCCGGAATTCCCGCAACTAACGGCAATCTTTATGCTGCACATTTTCTTGGGGCAGGTGCCGCCCCAAGGGTGCTTAGTGCCCCAGACGGAGCAGCTATCGAAGGGCTGGTTCCGGCGTCCTACATCGCGGCCAATCCGTTTCTTAAAGGCATGACCGTTGGTGAGTTTAAGCAATGGACCAATGAAAAAAGCTCCGGCGGCGGTGGTGGCGGCGTCGGCACGCTTGGAGACGCAGCGATCACGTCCCCCGACGTAACCGACACCCGCCCCGATGGCGGTCGCAACGATCAGCCTGCACCCGGCTTGGGCGGCAAGAACTTTTTTGAGAAGATGATCGATAAGGCTGGCGGCCCAGAGAACATCATCCTGCCGTTCCTGTCGGGGCTGGGGAAGATGGCTGGATCGCAGAGCCGGTTCCTCGGTACGGCCATCCTCGAGGGCGTGGGTGGCGGCGCCGAGGCTTATATGAAGCGTCAGGAACAGCTTGCTAACATCGGGATGACGGAAGCGACGACACGCGGTATCGATATCGAAAACGTCAAGAAAAGTCTTCAGGTTACCGCTCAGGGAAATATCATGTGGACCGTCAAAGGCCCCATGAATGCTGTCGAATATTTCCGGCTTAGAGAGGAAGGAAAGGCGCCAGAAACTTTGGGTTATATTCCCGGCCAGCCGGACCAGAGCGGCACAAATGCGCCCAGCGGTGAAGCTGTTACGCCGCGCGGCACGGAACTTCCTGCAGGGATCAATTTTGGCGACAAATCTATGGATTTCGCCAACAACGAACCTCTAGTAGCAAATGGATTGACCGGCGGTGCTGGGTACGAGTTGGCGCTCGAGGCCACTAAAACTTATCAAAGCGCCGTGACCGGCGCTGCGGCAGCGGCGAGAGACACTGACACATTGACCAGCGATATGGCGGTCAATTTGGCAGATGTAATTGCATCTGACCCGGGAATTTTGAGTTCTCCGGGTGCAGGGTTCGATGTGCGTGCCAATATCGCAAGCATCCTGAACACGACTGCTCGTGCGTTCAAACTTGATCTGAACTTTTCTCAGGCCGATGAGCAGGCAGACATCAGCAAGAAAATGCAGTATCTCTTTGCTGCATCGCGCGCTTCGGGGGCGGATCAAAGCTCGAATGCCACGTTTGAAGCCTTGGCAGCGGCCTTGCCAAACCCCAACATGCCGCCTGAAGCCATAGCTGAGCTTACGGCGTCTATGCTCGTCAACAATCAGCGCTCTAAGGCCCGCCAGTGGCACATGAACAAGTACAAGCAGAACTCGGGTGGCTTCCTCGCAGATGCGGGCTTTGCCTTTAATCAGGACAACCCCGCCACCGATGCCATGCAGGCAAAGGAGGCAATAAAGAATTTCATGTTGAAAGACCCCGACATATTTGCGGGGATTATGAAAGGCAAGTATACAGCGCAGGATGTTGATGAAATGTTCCAGCAGTCTGTCGGCATACCGGGCATGAGCGGCTATTTGATGGGAAACATCTAAATGGCTGGCGAAAATCCATTGCTGAATAGCAATTTCTTCAAGGAGGCTATGCGCCTCAAGGAAGAAGGCAAAAATCCATTGATGGACATGGGGGGCGAAAAAACCTCGCGCCCCATTGAAGAAGCCGCACCAGCCGCCGCACCCGGATCCGCTGCCCCTGCTTCCGCCGCGCCAGATGCCGGGCGCCCAGACTTCAAAAACATGAGCATTGGCGAAAGGGCAAACATGAGCATTGGCGAAAAGGCCATGCTTACTATGCAGAATGTCCCGGAAAGTTTCAGCAAGAATACTGGTGACATCGCGTATGCCGTAACCAACCCCGTAGAAACTGCCGGTGCCCTTTGGAACGTCGGCGAAGGCGCTGTTTCGAAGGCGGCTGGCGCGCTTGGGTTTGAGCAGGACAAAGCTCAAAAAGCTAAAACCGAAGGTGCTCTGGACGCATCCATCTCGGGCCTCGCCGAAAGGTTTGGGTCTTGGGAGGGGTTTGAGGAAGCACTTATTACCGATCCAATTGGTGTTCTTATGGATCTTGGAACATTCATCCCATTGGCTGGTGCAGGCGCTAAAGCTGCGGGGCTGGCCAAGGCAGCCAAAGTCTTGGATACGGCAAAATACCTTGACCCTCTGACCGCCGCCGGAGCCGCCACGAACGCTGTGATGACACCTGTGCTGGGTACCGCAAAGCATGCTCTTGGTGTGTCCACAGGGACCGGAAAGTCGGTTCTTGATCAAGTTCAAGAGGCAGGCAGAAGCGCCGATCCAAATCGTAGGGCCGCTGTGAGCGATTTCGCTCGTGGATCGGGAGACCCAAAAGAAATCATCAATGACGCTCTCCGTGCAGCTAACGAGGGCGATCTGGCTGCCAAGGCTGAATTTAGGCAGCGCCTTGGCCAGTTGGCACAAGACCCTCTACCGACCACTGCCGTAACAGATGCGCTTCAGAAGGCCCGGGACGGAATTAGCATATCTACTGACCCTAGAACCGGCCTACCAATTGTCCCTGCTGCATATAAATTGGAGCTTGATGCTATTGAAGGTGCCGAAGGGATGCTTCGGAACCATGGGAACTTTACACCCGAAGGCATGCATGAGTTAAAAGTTGCAATCAATCAGTATTTTAACGATATGGGGGTTGCTCAAGGCCGCTCCAAATCGGGTTTGATGGGGGGAATCCCTGACGCCATCAAAAAGACGATCAATAGGGTCGACCCCAAATACCAAGAGGCCATGGATTTTTGGGTAGATTACAAGGATAGGATCCGCAATCTTTCTGCTGGTTTGGGCCAAAACTCTCGCGCTGGAAGCGCGACCCAGCTTGCGAAAATGATGAAGGAAATGAAGAAGGGCAAAACGCCTCTTCTTGATATCCTCTCTAAATATCCGTCTGGAAAGTATCTGAAGGACAAGCTGGCCGGCGCGTCCATACACGAGCTTTTCCCGAATTGGTTCCAGCAGGCCAATCCGTTGCTGCAAACTTTGGGCGGCGTCGGCGTCGGCACTGGCGCGGTCCTTGGCATGGTGCCGCATGTTGCGGGTACGATGGCAGCTTCATCCCCTCGCCTAGTTGGCAGCGCCATGTACGGCGCAGGGGCGGCCCAACGCGCTGGCAAGGTCGCTGCTGACGTGCTGAGAACCCCGACATGGGCAGCCTCCACTCTCGGCGAACTCGCGCAAGAACAGTCTGAAGAAAACCCGATCATCAAGACCGAGGCAACACCCGTGCAGAGCGTGCAGGGCAGTATGTTTGCCGGTGGGCGTATCGGGCGCCGGAGCGGTGGCCGCGTGGGCAATCCGGGGTCTGTTGCGGAAAAGCTTATTAGGGCTGCGGAGCAGGCGAAAAACAGGCATAGTGACGGGACCAGCCCGCTGCTGAACGTTCCAGATGAGGCCATCACCAAGGCCCTCGCAATTGCGAATGAGAAGATCTGATGAGCAATAGCATCACCGCCAACAAGAACCTTGTCATCCAGACGTACAACACGGCTGATGGCACCCTGCCGACCAGCGCAGTTTTGACCTCTGGGCTGACCTCCGGAACCGCCTACACCACGTGGGATGTGCCGGAGAATTACAACGCGGCAGCGCTCGATGTGGTGCTGGGTGGCACGGCCACGGTTTCCGTGACTGGCGCGTCCGGCACTGTGGCGCTTACTGCCGACAAGTACCAGCCTATGGTCCTGCTGTTCACCGGAACGCTGACTGCCAGCGTGATCTACACGATCCCGTCCGGTGTAGGTGGCACATGGGTCGTCCGAAACAGCACGACCGGCAGTTTTACCATTACGCTGTCGAGCCTGACCGCTGGGGCGAGCGCCACCTTTGCTGTGCCGCAGGACGGGCTCCCGTACACAGTTAGCTTGATCGCAGTGAGCGGCGGTGGCTTTTATATCGGCACGATCACCGATGGCTCGATCACTACGGCGAAGATTGCGGATAGCGCGGTCACTACTGCCAAAATCGCGGACAGCGCGGTCACTACGGCCAAGCTCAACAATTACTCGATCACAAACACCAAGCTCCTTCCGAGCGTGATCAATGGCCTGTCTGCGAAAACCACTCTGGCAAACGATGATGAGTTTTCGATCTACGACAGCGCCGCTGTCGTCGCCATTTCAACTATCACAATGACCGGCGGTGGCCCGACCTATACGGCTACGGCAACGACCGCTGCATCTCATGGGTTGAGCAATGGCGATTCCCTGACGATCTCCGGAGCCACCGGCAACACGTCGGTCAACGGCGTGTTCACAATCACGGTCACCAGTACGACCCAGTTTACGTATACGGCGACATCTAACGCAGCCGTCACGGGCTCGCCGGTCTACATACTGAACCCCGGCCTGAAGAAAATCACCTACGCAAATGTCGCAAGCGCGATGGCGGCTAGCCTCGTAAACACGTTTGCACCCACGCCGGGATATTTGTTTGGTCTTGTTCTTTCAAATAATTCTACGGACGCAACTAACGATATCGACGTTTCAGTCGGCGTTACGGTAGACAACACCACCATGGCGAAGATCAGCGTAAGCGCCATCACGAAAAGGCTTGATGCAAATTGGGCCCCCGGGAACAACAACGGGGGGCGATACTCTGGAGCGGCTATTGCCAACACCACCTACCATGTGTGGGCTGTAGCGCAGACGGACGGATCTGGCGGAGACATCTATCTCGATCCCAGCGCGGTTCGATCTACGGTTTTGTCTCATATTCAGGCCGAAGCCGGAGGCTCGCTGTATACCAACGCGCGGCGCATCGGGTCGGTCGTGCGCGCCAGCGGCGCCATCCGCGCGTTCATCCAGTACGGGGATAATTTTCTCTGGAGCGTGCCCACAGATGACTTCAACGGCACCCCAGCCACCAGCGCGACGACGCTGGCGCTTACGCTTCCGACCGGGGTAGTGGTAACGGCGCAGTTGTCGCTTCAGCTTGGGACTACCGTCAGCAATATCGACAGCAAGGTGCTCGTCACCGCCCTTGCACAGGCTGACACTGACCCGGCATCGATCTATCAGGTTGCAGTGCGAACAGCAGGCGATAACCGAGGGTACGGCAGCGCCGCAACGGTTCTGGTGCCGACCGATACTTCAGCGCAAGTTAGATATCGTCGGTCGGGAAGCTCCGCCACGCTGTCGCTGCAGACGTTTGGTTGGTTCGATACACGAGGCCAAACTCAGTAACTAATATTTTACTGAAAACCCTTAAATCTCCTCGATCTGGACGACGGTGCGGGCAGCGCTCTCACCGTCATACATTTTCAGCACCCGGCCATCCACAACAAGCGCGTCGTCCACGTAGACGATGCCGTTGAGGCTATCCCCCACCAGCTTCGCGACGTTGTCCCAGTCGGGCCTGCTGGCCCTGTAATGGGCCTCTGCGCGCTTCTTCTGGCTCATCGTCTTGGGATGGGGCCAGTAGGCGTGGATTACCATGCGGACCGGCTTATCGAAGGGAGCCGTGCCGCTCATTGCATCATAGGCGATGGTCTGGATGACCGACATGGCCTGCCGCTGTTTACCCGGGGTGAAATGGATCTTCCCATGGGTGCGGGCGCGGGCCCATGCCGTCGGGATTCCGGGGATGGTAAAAATGATGCTGCGCGTCACGCTGGCACTCCTGCTTTTTCGTACTCAACGGCCTGAACGACCGTAAACCCATTTTCCTCTCCCACCTTGATGATGGCAGGCTTCTTCAGTTCGTCGAAGCGGTCCAGCGCATGCTGGCTGTTCTCTGGAATGTACCTGCCGCCACCTGCCCGCAGCCAGAAGCGCTCGGCGTTGGTGCGAGGGAACGAGCCCATGGGATGAGAGAAGCAGATCCACTGGCTGACTTTCCGCCGGTTATTGCCCAATGTGTATGTCAGCTTCAGTGTTGGCGGCTTCCCGATCTTGAAGTGAATGGACGGCGTTACGTATCGCACTACATCCCACCCGGTGGCGATCATGGCAGGGGTGAGCATCTTTCGCGCCTTGCTATTTGACAGGATGTCCACATTCATGGGCCGGTCATCGTGTTTCGGCTCCATGTCGCGCTCCCATGCGTGCCCACAATGCGGACACTCCATCAGGCTGATGTGGACGTATGCCTGACACGCCGGGCATACCTTTACTGGGGGCTCTCCGGGCTCTGCTGCTTTCTTCTTGTCCTTGGTCTCCACCATGTCGACCGGGCCATGGCGCATGACGTTCCCCGCAAAATCGAGGATTAGACAATCGCGCTTGCCCGGCGCCTTGCGGAACCCGCGCCCAACTTGCTGGATGTAGAGGCCCGGGCTTTCCGTAGGCCTCAGTAGGGCGATCAGATCAACGTGTGGGACGTTGAAGCCGATGGACAGCACATTGACCGAGGTCAGGGCCTTGATGGCACCAGCGCGAAAATTGGCGATCAGGCGCTCACGCTCCTTCTTCGGAGTATTGCCGTCTATCTCCTCGGCGGAGATGCCAAGGTCACGCAGAGCATCCCGTACGGCAATGGCGTGATCGACCCCGGAGCAAAAGCAGAGCCACGCTCGCCGGTTGGCGCCACGCGCCACAATCTCAGTGGCGGCGCGCTTCACCAGATCGTCAGCCATGGCTGCGCGCTCCAGCTCGCCAGCGATAAACTCGCCACCGCGCCTGTGTACGCCTTTGGTGTTGATCTCTGCCTCGGTGGCCTTCGATACCAGTGGCGACAGATACCCCTGCTCGATCAGATCTGCGACGTCGGCCTCATAGACGATCTTCTCAAACATGGCGTCATCGCCAGTGTCGAGGCGACCGCTGTCGAGGCGGTACGGGGTAGCCGTCAGCCCAAGCAGGCGCATGTCAGGGTAGACATTCCGCAGATCGGCAAAGAACTTGCCGTACATGCTCGATGCCTTCCTCGAAATAAGGTGCGCCTCGTCTATGAGCGTTAAATCGAATTTCCCCAGCTTCTCGACCTTGTCGTAAACCGACTGGATGCCGCAAAAAATGATCGGGTTCGTGGTGTCCCGCCGACCGACGCTGGCCGAGAAAATGCCTGCCGGTGCCTCCGGCCAGATGTTCAGCAGTTCGGCGTGGTTCTGCTCGATCAGTTCCTTGCTATGCGTGATCACGCATACCCGCATTAGCGGATAGTCGTGCAATAGCTCCTGCAGGAATTGGGCGATGATCAGGGACTTGCCGCCGCCGGTCGGGATGACGATCAGGCCATCGCCGCCGCCATCAAACCAGTGGGCGTACGTGCTATTGATGCTTTCGCGCTGGTATGGCCGAAGTTCAAGCATTGCCTTTGTCCCACAATTCACACAAGGTTATGAGATTGACAGTTTGATCATCAAGAATTCTGTAAATTGATTTTCTGCTAGAGCCGAGATCGACCGCCTGATTTATTACAGACAAAAACAAATTTCTTGCCTCTGGTATTTGGTAAATTTCTCTTTTGTCTTCGTCCCATGTTGACGAACACAACATAACTTTTCCTTTTTTTCCTAAAGAGAATTTTTCTCCATCTTTATTGGTCCAGCTTCCTTTGGCTGCTGTGGACAGAAGAGCAGAAGACCAGTCCTTGCTTTTCTCATCTATTTCAATAACAAAAAGTGCTACTTCTTTCATTTCTCTCTCTCCAGTTAGTTATGCGGGCCATCAATGAAGGTGCCGCCGCTCGTTAGCTCGTAGGTAATCTTGAATTCGTTGGTCGCAGATTTCAGTTTGCCGGGGACGAGGCTCGGGATGTACCGGTGGGCAACGCAGCCCTCTGCCTGAAACTCCCGGCTGGGTTTTTCGTCAAACTTGGCGCAATGAAACTCCCCTTCAGCGATGGGGGTCGAATGCAGACAGGTTCGACAATTGCGCTTGGCAAACTGGCCTTTGTGGCAGACCGAGAAAGCGTTGCACATCTTGCAGACGTAAGCCGCCTTGCTGGTCGGATCCTCGAACAGCCGCGCCGGGGGGTTCTGCGCCTGAACGACGCGCTGTCCACGACGCTCGAGCGCCTGCCCCATCGCCGGGTCGTAGTCGATGATCTCCCCGTAAAGCTCGTCACTGTTCTTGCTGTGGGCGAGGTAGAAGCCTTTATGGATGCCCGAGAAGTGCATGTAGAGCATCAGCTGCCGCAGGTGCCCCGGCTTGGATGCCTTCACGCCGCCGGTTACCAGCGATTTGAAACTGGTTTCGTTGTGCGTCTTGAACTCCAGTACGGCCCTGCCGACGCCGGGGATATCTACAGCGACACCGTCCATGTGCCCCCGCATGTGCCCCGTGCTATCGCGTAGAGCCCACTGCTCGCCGGTCGCCGGATCCCGCTCCTCAATCTCGATCCCAATGCGCTTGAGATCCTCGATCATGCGGGCTTCCTCGCGGTGCCCGGTCTGGAACAGGCGCAGCAACCGCCCCGAGAATTTCTCTTTATCGACGGCCCACCGAAACCCGTACCACAGCGCCCGGTCGCAATCGGGGGCAAACCCGGACATGCCGAGGTACCCCCGAGGCGGCTCATTATTGGCCTTGGCGTAGTCATCGTAGATCAGGTCGACCATGGTCTGGGCGGCGGTACGGGTAATGGATGCCATCAATCAAACTCTACGGGGACGGGCTTCGTGGATACGCGAGTAGAGGAGGAGACGATGAAGAAGCTATCGTCCAAGGCATCGCCAAGAACCTCCTTCACCTTCTTGGTGTCGAGGCGCCTGCTTTCGCTGGTGGACGCGCTGACGATCCAATTGTAGCCACGGGTGATCGACAGACCGCGCCGCTTGAACTCGTCCTTGTGCCGGTCAAGCTCCGCCTCATCGGCCTTAAGCTTGAAATTCATCTGCCCAATTAGGTCGGCCAGATCGAGGTCCGATATGTTTTCAAAGCTCATTTTTCGTACTTCTTCTTGATGATGCGAAGCTGGTTGTCTCGGCGCAGGATGACGTGCAGGGCTTCGAGACAGACCTCTCGTACGGTCGGCCCATCTACCTCATGCAGCCAGTCCCAGTCGCGGATGATGTCCTCGAGCTTCTCGGTGATGTCGGGCTTTTTCTCACTCATCAGAATTTCCCTCATCGGAAAAAGGAATTTTATCGACGACAACCTCCCAAACTGCGTCCATCAATTCCAAAGCGTCATGCACCAGTTCAACATTGCCTTCACCCAACGCCGGACCCCACGCTTGCCCGACTTTCATCTGAGCTTGGGCTTCGCTGTTTCTGGAGTTGGTCGGGTCTGCCAGCATGCCCTGCAAGATATGGGCAAAATACATGTTCCAAGTGTCACGCTGCGACATGCTCATATTTATCTCCTATTGATGGAGACAGGGGCCGTAGCCCCCGCCTGTTTGTTAACGGCGAGCGAAGGGGTTGCCAGCCTGCGGCGTAGCAGGGCGACCAGCGGCGGCCACAGGGGCGGTCGGACGCGACTGTGCAGTAGACGGCGGCTGAACACGCACCGGGGGCACAACGCTATTCTCGTACGGCCTGTAGCTCGCGATGCTGTTGCGCGGGGGATAGGGCAGGCCCGTCTCCGGGTTGATTTTCACTTCGCGCTGCCCGAAGGCGTTCTTCACGGTGTCCTGACGGAGCACGACATTGCCAGTGAACGGCATGCGAAGCAGAACGTCGCTGTCTTCGTAGACGGCATCGGAATTGAGCCCGGTGGCGTCGATCAGAGCGCGAAGCTGGGACATGCCAATCTGGCGGGCCTGCTCGTTCTCGTGCTGAACGTTATAGGTCATGAAGAGCTTGCGGCCCGCGTGTTCGCTCCCATCGAGGATGTTGAAGGTCACGTCGAGGCGGGTTCCGGTGTTGTTGCGATTGACAACCAGTTCAGTGCTTTCAACCTCCATAGGGTACTCACCCTCGGGGAGCGGATCGCGAGAGACTTGGGCTTCGACGGAATTGGGATCGAAACCAGCTTCGTAGAGATCATAAAGACGTGCCATTCGTTTTTCCTTTTAGGCTTTCGTGGGTTCAGTAGTGGTGGGCATGTACTTGGCAATCTCTGCCCAAGCCTTGCCCTTGGGCAACATAATCGCGTCCGGCATGTTGAACCGGTTCTTGGCGACGAACGCAGGGCGCCCATCGGCAAACAGCCAGCGGGAGCCGCCGCCTTCTGCGTGGATAGCTTTCTTGCCAAACCCG